ACGCGCTGCTGGGTGAGCACACCTGGGAAATTATCTATCTTCATAGTTTCGTGTCTCTCTCTCGTGCCACCAGCCTGTCTGCTTGGGACGGTGGTCTATGGTGTGTGCGCCTTTCTCATAACGGCTGCACCGTCGCTCCTTGGCGGCTATCTCTCCGTAGTTGGAGAAGGGGCAGTAGGCAATGACGGGGTCGGTGGCAAACTGCACCAGCCGCGCATGCCTGCAGTCCATGCAGCGGACAATTCTTTCGGTAGCTTTCATCGTTAGAACAGTGTTAGTTGCTGGTTCTCACTCTCCGTCTGCACGAACATCTTGCGGAACAAGTGGTAGAGGACGTCAACTACTATGGAGTTGCCTGCGAGTTTGTACTGTGCGGAATTGCTTAGTCCGCTTGCTTGTATCTTGTCAATGTCCTTGTCGTCAACACCCATTAAGCGGAAGCACTCGCGGGGTGTGAGTTTGCGGATGCGGAACTTCTTGCCCTCCAGTTCCTTTGGGAGTTGTAGGTTAATGTTTGTTTCTTTTGCCATTGTTTCAATTATTTTCCACCCGTTTCTTGGTGCTGTGTTTCCAAATTGTTTTGTTATAGTTCCGATTACATCTTGATTCTTCGGAATGTTTTGGTTGTAATCATCGTAAATTATTACTTTTGGCACGTTTCCACTCCCAGCGGTTGACTTAACCGCTCGTGTGATTCCGTTTTGGTTGTATATTTGTTGCTCAAAAAACCACGATTGATTAGTTTTGTTTTTTAGTGGATTTAGTATTTTTGTCATTGTTGTTCACGAAGACTATAATTTTTTGAAGTAAATTGTTACTTTGGCAATGTAGGCAGGTACATACCCCCTCCCCTGAGAGGACTTCACATACCTTATGGTGCCAGCCCTTGATTTGCAGTGTTCCTGCTATTTCTATCTTGTTGCTCATATTCTTTATGCACTATGACAAAATTATTTTCCTGCCATTGGCTTGTCGTAATGGTTGGGCATACCCCCCCCTCATAGACAAAGCCGTTGTTGTAGCCGTGGGGCCGTTGGATTATTGTTCCGTGGGGTAAATCTCGCATATCAGGTTATCTTTTGTAGCGAAGGTTGTTATGCAGCCTATGACTTCTCCGAGGAGACACATCTGCTTTCCCATGGAAAACTTAGCGCCCTTGTCACCGTGGAGGTGGCGGCGGAGTTTCTCTGCCTCAGTCCGCTCCCTGCCGATTGCTCTTATTATCTTCTTCATATTCCTCGTAGTATTCTATGACGCTTGTCATCGTTGCCCCCCCCCTGCGCAGAAGTGTAGCCCTGCCAAACTTGTAGCACCCTGCAAGGATAGTCTTGGCAACATTCCCATCTGCGTTATAGAAAAGTATCTTTTTCATAGGGTTCTACAAGTAGTGTGAAGTTTGGCATTGTCCGCACGCAGGGAAAGACGTCGTTGCTGTAGGGCTTGACCATACATTGCCCATTAACTTTGAATACCCCCCCTTGATGCAAGCGGAAAACATTTGGGAGAGGTTGGCATCATCGTCTTTCCGCTGGTCTAAAAAGAGTTTCATATATTTCAATTATCATACTGTCCTTCTGCACTGAGGTAACGGCATTGGCTATCTCGTCTCCTATCTCTAATCTTTGGTAGTGTGTGGTCTTTTGCCATTCTCCGTTACTCCGCCCCCTTATTGCACAACTGATGTATTTCTTCGTCTTGCTCATCTTCGACTTCTACAACTAACACTTGCATTGTTGGGAATCCTGCACCAACGAGAGTGTGGATGCACATGGTGTAGGGGTTGAGGTGGAAGCCGCTTACGTTGCCACGACTATCCCTTGACCTACCAAGACCATATACTTGCATCTTATCCATTTTCTATCTCTACTATGAGTTCCGCGCCATTAGCATTGACACGGGTAGTTATAGTACCACTTATGTTCTGACTCTTGTAAGATAACCCCCCAAACTGAAATGAGAGATAATATTTCCCAGGTTCAGGGTTTGATTTCAGAAAGTCCAGCAGGGGGGTAATTACGTTTATACATTTTCACAAACAATTATCTTGGGTTCTACTCCGCTGTGCGCTCCTACGCAGAGGCATGGTGCCAACCCCATAGGGTCATAGACCGCTCCGTTTTGGCGGCTGCGGTATATCTGCCCTACAATCCTCACAGACAACTCCCGTTGCTCCGTACCCCCCCTACGGAGGAAGTTGGCAAGGGACTGCTTGTGGTAGTTTGCCTTAATCGTCCTGCACGTTCCATCGGGCATCGGGTTGAGTGGGTATCGTTGCATCTCATTCCTTAATGAAATTGTCATCCACGCGGGTTCCTGGCGCAGTGCGGATAGTGAAAGCACTCTCGTCTTGCTCGGTCTTGGGCTTGAAGTCATGCCCGTGGCTCTTGTCCTCATCCACGCGCTGGAAGTATTCCAACATCTTGTCGGAGAGAAAATACTTCTCGTCCACCTCATTCTCCAGTATGTCAGCCAACTTGCGCTCCAACGGGAACGGCTTGGGGAAATTATACCTGACATGCCCTGCGAGACCTTCAAGTTCATCAAGGCGAAGACTGACGAGGAAGATGCGCTCACGGTTCTGCGGCACCCCGTAGTCCTTGGCATTAAGCACCTGAGCGAAGTTGGCATATCCGAGCCTCTCAAGTTCGTGCTGCCAAAGGTTGAACATTCCCACGAATTTCAGACTTACCATTGCCTTCACGTTCTCTAAGCATAAGAACTTGGGACGTTTTATATTCACTGCATCACGCACATTCCAAATGATAGAGCTGCGCGTGCCGCTGCCCTCGGTAAATCCATGTTGGAGACCTGCGGCGGATATGCTTTGGCAAGGCGTTGAGTAAAACAATAAGTCGAAGTCGGGTACTTTCTCCCAATCTATCTTCGTCATATCACCGAGGTTGCGGTCTGCCCATTGAGGAAAGAGCGCGTTGTGCGCTATGACGGCAGGCTGTTTCTCCAAAGGAGCATTGCTCTCAGGGTCGAACTCTGCCCAGGCTACAAGTTCGTAGTTGAAATCGGGGAAGTTTTCTTTTAGCCTCTCCAAAGCGAGGCATTGGCTGTCGTAGCCGCTGCAAAGCGTCACTACGCGCAAGGGGTTGGTTGTGGTGTATGTCATCGTCTGAAAGATTTGTCGGTGAAAATAACCCTGTCGAACATCTCATTGAAGCGGTCGGCGATGCGGTCGCCGTACTTCTCGCGGATGTTGCGCGGAGAAAGGTTGGTGGTGATGAGTGTGAAGAGCTGTTCGTCGTAGCGGCGCGTGAGGAGTTCTATGGTGGGGTTGAACACGTTGCCGTAGTCCAGCACCTCCGTAGGCTCCAGTCCCAGGTCGTCGATGGCGAGCATGGGCAACTTGCAGTGTCGGTGGTAGTTATCGTAGTCCTTGCTGCACATCCGGGCTATCTCTCGCGCAGACACCTCGTACACGTTGAGAGACTGACCGTAGGCATCCTTGCCTCCTACATAGCCGTAGAGGGTACGCACGGCACGCATCAGTGTGGTCTTGCCGTTGCCGCAGGTGCCGCAGAGCAGCATGCCCACTTTCGACATCTCGGTGAGCCACTGCGCCACCTTGACGATGGCGGCACTCATCTTCTCGGTGGGTTCATATTCACCGCCGCGATACTGCACCTCCGTCATGACGCAGGCAGTGAGCATCTCAGTGGTTTGCTCTGGGGTGTAGGGCAGCTTAAAACGCTCCCTCGTAATCCGCCTGCGGAGTAACTCTGAGGCTAACGCGCCTGCGTGAACGGTCTGACACCGTTCCAGTCTTATTCTCGTTTCCATAGTCGTTTGCTTTTATGCGGATGCGCAGCCAGTCGCAGAAGTGACCCTTGGCGTCGCGCAGGTTTTCGTGTGTCTCAAGACCGCGTGCGCGGCAGTGCGTGGCAAACTCGGAGAGAAAGGGGCTTAGGTCGGTGAGGTGGAACTTCATCAGCACAGCCTCTTGCCAGCTGCGGTCAGCGAGCATCTCGCTTATCTCTTCCTGAAGACCTCTCGCGCGCACGCGCGGTTGTTGTTGTTGATGATATATATCTTTAGATATATTATCTTTATATTCTATAGTTGTTGTTAGTTTGCTTGTTATTTTGTTTGTTATTTTGTTTGTTATTTGTTTGTCATTTTGTTTGTTATTGTTCGCTGGCAAACCTTGGAAATCATTATATTTTACTATGGTTATGAGAGAAAATTTGTTTGTTGTTTCGATTGTTATTTGTTTGTTATTTTGTTTGTTATTTTGTTTGTTATTTTGTTTGTTACTCAATTTTTTCAGTATGGTGCGCAGCTGCATGGGGGAGATGTTCAGGGTCTCGGACAATTTCTTTGTCGTAGTGACCAGCTGACCTCGCTTCACCGTGATGCCGTTCCATTGCTTGTCCTCGGTGTTGGCGGTGAGCAGCAGATAGAGGAACACCTGCAAGGTGGGGGCATCATAGAAGTGCTCCCAGTCAAGCATCTGGGTGTAGAGTTTTATCCACGTCTTTCTCATAGTTCCTCCTTCCGGTTGCTACATTGTCCAGGCAGGTGAAGTATCCTGCTCGCCATGCTTCCTCGGCAGTGGCGTCGGGGTGGGTGGCAAGGTAGTCGCTGCACTGGCGTTCATATACTTGTTTCATAGGTTGAAGAGGTATTTGTTGATGATTTTCTGAAAGTCGTCCAGACTGCGGCAAAGGCGATAGGCATAGAAGTAGTCCTCGGCATCGCGCTGGAACTCTTTCTGCTCGGGCGACTGCCTGCCGCTCTTGGTCTTCATCTCTATCCACAGCCCGCAATAGCCTTGCGAGGGTATCATGAGGAAGAGGTCTGCCACTCCTGCACGTACGCCCTCGGCTTTGAGCATGGCTCCCGTGGTGGCGTCGCGTCGTCCTCCGTTGGGGATGGCGAAGAGAAACCTGCCTACGGGGCGCGTGGCTTTGTTGAAGTGGCGAAACCACTCTATGCAGCTTTTCTGCAACTGATGCTCTTGCTGGCGCGGCTTGCGGCGCGGCGTGTGCTGATGTGAGAGAAATTCGTCTATCTTCATGCGAAAAGGTTTTGTTGTATGGGTTGGAACATTTCCTGTGCCTGGCGCAGTATGGCGCGGCGCACACTCTCTATAGCCTCGGCACGACTGCGCAGGCTCTCGGCATAGTCGCGCAGCTCTTGCGCCGTCTCGGCAACGTAGTAGCCGTCGCAGGTGGCTATGAGACCTTTTACGAGTCCGTGGTTGCGGATGTAGTTGATGACCTTGCGCAGACGGGCATCGCTGAGCTTGTAGCCAGCCTTCCTCATGGCGGTGCAGATGTAGGTGTTCGTCACGCTGTTGATGCGCCCCACCTTATTGCCCAGACAACGCACAAGGACGGGCAACAGTATCTGCTGCTCGTAGTCGTTGAGAGGGGCTGTTTCGTTAGTAAATCCTTTAAGCATTTCTCAAGTATCTTTTGTTGCGTTCTATTTCGTTTTGCATAGCGAAGATGATTTCTTTCTCGTCGGGCGAGGGCAGGTAGATGCCTTGCTCGGCGCTCCATGAGAGGAAGCGGTCGAGGGCTATGCTCATCTCTTCCTTCGTGAGGTCGGCACTGCTGCGCAGCACCTTGACCTCGCGCTGCAGTATCTTGTCGTGGCGCTGGCGGACGAAGAGGTCGCCGTTGCAAAGCAGCTTGAAGTATTGCCGCTTGACATAATCCATGCTCTCTCCCAACTCCAGGGCCACACAGCCCAGGCAGACGTGGAGGTAGGCATTCTGCGAGAGGGTGCGCGAGCGTTTCTCGGTGAGCTCTATGACAGAGCCGTTCTGAAGAAGCGTTCCAAACTTAGCCTTGGCTTGCGCAGCCTGGAAGTTGTCAGAGAGGTCGTAGCGCATAGTCGTCAGAATGGGAGGTCGTCGTCAGAGGCGGCAGGAGCAGCTGCAATGTCGTCGGTGCTGGGCGTGCTGGGCTGAGGGTCGTAGGTCTTCAGGTTTCCACAGATGTAGTTCACTCCTTCCTTGCGCTCCTCTTTCTTCGGAGAGCAGGAGATGAAGTGGGTGTCGCCGTATTGTCCTACCTCGCGGCGCTCGTTGACGGTGATGTTGAGATAGACCTTGCCGTTGTCGGCTTTCTTGAAAAGTTCGCGTGGCACATCGCTGAGGCAGATGCTGCCATAAAAGAATTTTGACATAGTGTGTTGTGGTTTTTGGTTTTTAACGTATCGTTACTTTCACGCTGTCTTTGCGTGTGGTTTTCTTGGTGAGGTATTGCTCGTAGAGGTCCGGGTGGTCGGCGGCAAAGGCTTTGGCGTCGAAGGTGGTGCTCTCGGAAGGGGCTATGTAGCTGACCTTGAAAGCACCCGTGTCCCACGACTTGATGCCGTGGCGCGACATGCTCTCGCGCAGGCACTCCTCTATATCCTTCTTCACCTGCTCCGACTCGCGCAACATCTGCACGGCGTTGATATAGACCTCCATGGCGTCGGGCTTAATCTCGGGGAGCCACTCGTCGCGGACGATGGCCTCGGAGGTGGGTGCAAGTCCCTCGGGGGCTTGGTACTGTTCGCCTGCTGCGTCGGCGGCAAGGAGACGCTGCACTTCCTCATCGGGGATGCGTGCTACGGGGATGAGCTGAGCCTCGTCGGGGTCGAAGTCCTCGCCACGGAGCGGCAACCATGCGGCATAGAGTGCGCTGACGTCGGCTCCCAGGTTCTGACGCTCGAAGAGGTAGGCATAGATACTGAGCTGCCAGCGGAGGTACAGCTCGTCATACTTCTGCGTGGTCTTGATGTCGCAGAGGATGTAGGAATTGTTATCCCTCCATACGCAGTCTATGCGGCTGGCAACGTGCTCAAGGTCGCTTACAAGGTATTCCGTCTCTACGGGTGTGAAGCCTGCCTGCTCGCGCAGTTGCGTGTAGCGGTGGGCAGCGGCGGCAAAGGCGTGATTTTCGTATTCGGCTGGCAGTCCGCTCTCGTCCTCAAACTGGCAGAGCTCATGGACTATGGTGCCACGCCTGGCAGCGGCAGAGAGTATGGCATCGGGGATGCCGTCGTACTTGTCGCGGAAGAGCTGGCGGCTGAGCAGAGAGGTTATGCCTGACAATGTTTTTCCGTTATAATTGTATATATGGGTGTCTTCGGCAAAGGCTACGGGCGACGTCATAAGCGGTATGAGCGTCTTGCCTTTGCACTTTGGGGCTGTTGTTTTTTTCTTCATAATGTAGGAATGTCTTTACTGAGAAGAAATCGGGGCAGGTCTTTGGTCGTTGCGACCTGCCCCTCATCTAACCAATCTAATAACTTAACTTATGAAAAAACCGACATTAAGCCGTTTTAGGAAACCGCTTGCCTACCTTTGCGGCGGATGCGCGGAACGTGTCATTCTTGTGGTACTCAGGGTGGCGTGCCCATGCCTGCTCAAAGGAGGTGCGGTCGCTGCTCTCATTGAGGTCGAAGATAGCTTGCTCCAGGGCGGCATCGTTGGCGGGGACTTTTGCCTTGGCAGTGTAGTTCTCGCTGGTATTCAGGGCGTCGGCATCTTTGGTGTCGTCGATGCAGAAGAGACCGTTGAGGGCATACTTGCGTGCATAGCTGCTTGCCGTGCCGGTTATCTGCGAGGCGTCCATGCCTTTCTTCGTCTCTTCCTCGCGGGCAAAGGCGGTGGTGCTGACAGCCTCGCCGCTGCTGTTGGTAAGGGTGGCGGTGGCCTTGATGTAGAACCGCTCGCCCAGGCAGACTATCTCATCGCTGAGCGTCAGGGTGCAGTCGGCGGCGGCGAGGATAGGCTTGACGCTCTCAAGGATGTCCTCGCAGCTGCGATACTTGTACTTGCCGAAGGTGTTGTACTGTCCCTTCGGAGCCTTGAGTAGTTGTTGGATTTGCTGTAGTTGTTTCATAATGGTTAAATTTTGGTTTGTTGTCTTTGTCCCCCATGGCGGAATCGGACCGCCTCGCCCTGCAAGTTTTTCTTTTCCGCTACCATTCGGATGTAGAGGGGGGAGTGCCCTGCCGTTCCCGTGTACCGTGCTGCATGGCGTACCTCGGAGTGGGCGTGCAGGGAGCATGAAAAATGTATATACATACCTTCTACTTACCGTCTCTCGACGGGGATTATATCCGCGCAGGACCGACACCTCAGCCCTACGACTTCCGCAGCAAAGGGAAGGAGTAAAGCGGATAGAATTTGTGTGCTTGTGAAGTCGCTCACTTATCCTTCCCCATACTTGCATCTGCGGCTACGCTATTTCGTTGCGAGGTTGGCGATGAGGGCTATGCTGCGCAATGCCTCTTTCAACTCGCGGACTTGCTCATCGGCAGCCTTGCATAGGTCTTGCCTGTACTTGCGGCTCGCCTCAAGCTCTTTTTTAAGTTCTTCGACTTCGGCTCGGAGTGCTTCTATCTCCTTGTCGCTTACATCAAGTAAGCGCTCCAATTCCGCGCTGCGCTCTTGCTCCATACGCAATGCCTCGGCTTGAACTGCAATGTCTTCTTGCATGGCTTTATGTCTTTTTTATTCAGGTTCTACTATCAGTTCTTCCACTTCCCAGCCCTTGCAGGCGGATATGATGCGCTGCAACTCTTTCACGCGCTGTGCATCGGGGTGGGTGTCAATCTCTTCCTGGCACATCTTCTGCAGAAGAGCGAAGAGGTCAAGCGGGGTAAGTCCGCTGTCAGCATACTCTCTCTCCCAGTTGACGAAATCCGTGTTGTACTCGCCTCTGCAAATGCCGTCCTCGTCGCGGTAGATGCTCTCTTCGTAGTCTTTGGTGAGGACCGGCACGAAACTTTTCTGAATGGTAGCTACTACCAGGCAGTCAAAGGGTCTTGCATCTTGTCCATTCATGAGAACTTGCTGTTTAGAATTTTATACATTGCCCAGCCTGCGAGGAAGGCTGCGCCCTTAGTGAGGGAGAAAATTACCAGCCACTCTAAGAGAGACAGGTCTTCGGAAGGGTTGGCACATAGTCCTATCGTGACTATGGCGGCAAGCACAAAAAGTGCTGCGATGTAAAGGTTGTGTTTCATGTCGTTGTTTTTTTGATTGGTTTCTTGTTGGCACGGCGGTCTATGACGACCATACGCCCATGGCGTCCGTGCCTTATTCTTTTTTGCCGTTGTTTCATTCTCGGTCGGGTGGTTACTGCCTGTAGCCCGTTGCCACGTCCAATTACGCTGACGCTTTTTTCTTATTCCCTGTATGTCTTATAGCGGCTCAGGGATGTCGCTCTTGTGCTCCACGGGTGGGTAACGCTCCCACGCTCAGACCAAACTCTTTGCCGCCTTGCTCTGTTCTGGACGGCTTTCCGTGGAGAAATAAGGTCAAATCACTTTGTTGCGAAGAATGAAACGGTCAAGGTCATGCTTGCGAAACCATGTCTGCTTGTTCCCATATTGGAAGAATGGTATCTCACCTCTACGGCGGCGCTCAGCCAGGAAATCCTTTGACACACCGAGATACTTCTGCGCCTCCTTTGATGTCAGCCAGACTTTTTCTATCTGCTGCACCTTTGCGAATGTCTTAGTCATAATGTTCTCGTTATTTCAAATACTCCGTTCTCCCTGTTGGTATGGGTAGTGAACTTTCTGCCCCACTGGAAACCAAGCCTGCTTGCGTAGGTGTTGGCGTTGGCAGACAATGCCGCAGGTACTAAAAGCATATCGCCCACCTCCAGCTGACGGAACTGCTCCGTCATTGGAACGCCTTTAACCAATTTGTGTACGATTGCCATAGTCAAAAAACAATTTTTGTCGTTTCCACTCCGCCATAGATGTCAATGGCTTCTTTGCGCATCTTTTGAGCTTTTTCGCTATCGCTCTCGTAGCGCAATACGGAATAAGCGTACTGTATTGAGCATCCGTTGGCTGTTGCAATAGCTTTCACAGCCTCAAGACTCGGCAGCTTGATAATTTTTTTTCGTTTCATCGTATAATCTGATTTTTTTGATTAAGTTTGCAGTCTGAACTTTTCACTTTAATAATAAGGCTAATGTTTGCTTTAAGTTTCTGGGTGCAAAGATATAGATAAAAAATCAACATAAAAATAAAAAGGTTGATAAATTATCAACATTAACAAATTTTAACGATTGTCCTATGAGGGAAATAATGGAAAGATTTTCCAAATACATGGAAATCAATGGACTAAATGATAATCGGGTTACCGTAGAATGTGGACTCAGTAAGGGCTTGTTAGGACAGGCTCGACGAGGAAAGAGCGACTTGGGTAGAGGTGCTATTGAAAAAATTGTAGATAAATATCAAGACCTTAATCGCACATGGCTTCTGACAGGCGAAGGTGAGATGCTGAAGGGCAAAGAGGTCGCGGTAAGTGTAGAAAACGTGGAGAATGGCATACCTTACTATGATGAAATGCCGGTACTCGGAGGTAGCGAACTTTCCTTTGCGGAATGTCAGGTTGTCCCGTCGGGGACAATCAACGTGCCGCGCATAAATGGCATCGCGGCGTTTCCCGTCATGGGCTTTTCCATGAAGCCGCTCATCAACCCAGGGGACGTTGTCGTGGTAGACACCTTGAGCAACTGGGACCGCATAGACCCGGAACGTGTATATCTCCTGTTCCTGCGTGACGGAGAACGCATGATAAAACACATACAACCCACTAAGGCTGCAGACGACTACCTTGTGTGCTTCTCCGAGAACGAGGCATACAAACCCTTCAACGTCCTCAAGGCTGACATCGTCGGGATATATAAAGTGACATTCACGCTCCGCGCGTGGTAGCCAGACATTAAAACAATGAATAGACCTGTTCTTATTGTTTCGGGACTTTTTGTCTTTGTCGTGATTCTTGTCTCTATAGGGCTTTATGTAGATTATGTTTCAAGCAACAAGGCTAATGATGCTCTGCTAAAAAAATGCCATGAAGCCTATGTAAAAGACTCTATCGAGCATTCCGCTGAATATATTGACAGTGTGAGACGTGCTGAGGAAAGATACCGGAAATGGAAAGAAGAGTGGGAACGATGTGAAAGAATACATAAGGCCAATGATATTGTAGGCGTTTATTATTCGGGCGAAGATGAATATCACAATCACTTCCATGATTATTTTCAAAAGGAGAATATTGGATGCCTTGAGTTTGTTACCGAGAATATGGTTGAAAATAAGGGCTTGAGCCTGTGTGATGTTTGTGATATGTATAAAGATATTGAAGATATAGAAATTACGGATTTATACACAAAAGAAGAAATTATAGAATTATATAATATATCAAAAGATGATGTTGAATAATAAATAAAATCACTATGAAAAAACTGTTCCTTACAACATTTATGCTCACACTGGCGTCAGGATATACCGGTGCCATCACCCAGCCAGCAGAAACCAATGCCACAATGGTCTATATCTGCACAGGTAAAAGCAGCAAACGCTATCACAAAACCGACGAGTGCAGAGGACTTGATAACTGCAGCGGCGACATCAAACTCATCACCATAGAGAAAGCAAAACAAATGGGCAGGACGCCTTGCCGTGTATGCTACAAAGAGCAACACTTTATTTAATTTAGTACACGCGCACGCTCGCGCAATACACACATATAAAATTACAAAAAAGTTACAAATTATTTCACGATGTAGCCACTTGCCTTATATTAAGGGCTGTTTGCGACATAGGAATAGACTTTCCCAAGCTGAGGGTCGCGGGTTCGAGCCCCGTTTGCCGCTCAAAGCTTTGAAAGGTGCGCAAATAGGGTAAAGTGACGAGAAATAAACGGATGTTGCTTGCCCTATTTTTTATTGAAGGAGGGAGCTCATTTCCGATGCGAGGTGGTTTTTCGCGGTTATTCGGTGCTTTTTATGTGTGATTTGTTACAAATTTGTTACTTAAACTTTAGATTATGAAGATGTCTTTGAACGTGGTCTGCGATGGCTACAAGAAGAGGAGCGGGGAACATGCGGTGTATATCTTTATAAGACGTGCAGGTAAACAACTACGCATCAACACTGGTTTGTTGAGTTCAGAAAAGTTCTCAGGTCGTGAGTTTCCGCGTAACGATAAAAACGCAAAGGCGAAGACAAGCAGGCTTGGTGGGATAATTCTTGCGTTGGAGAGGTATGAGCTTGAACATCCCGATTGCAGCAATAAGGAATTAAAGAATTTTGCTCAATCAATGGTATCGGGGGTAGAGCCGAGAACAATGGTACTCGCTGAATATATAGCGGAGTTTGCGTCGTTGAAAGGCAACTCAGGGACGAGAGGACTATATATGAGTACGGCAAAAAAAGTTGCTGCATACGATGCCGCTGCAGAGCTCTCATTGGTCAATGCTGACTGGCTGACAAAGTTCTACAACCACCTGCGCGAGACAATGAGTATCAACGGCGCGGCGATACATCTGAGAAATATCCGCGCTGTCTTCAACTGGGCAATAGACAATGAACTGACGGAAAAATATCCGTTTCGTCGTTTCAAAATTCAGCAGGAGCGTACTCGCAAGCGCAGCCTTACCCCTGAGCAGCTCATTGCTCTGCGCGACTATCCCGTTGAGGAATGGCAGAGGGAATATCGGGATATGTTCATGCTTTCGTTCTACCTTATCGGAATGAATATCGGCGATATGCTCATGCTAAAAAAACTTACTGACGGGAGGTGTGTGTATCATCGCCGAAAGACCGGCAGGCTCTATGACATTGAGGTGCAGCCGGAGGCGAAGGAGATAATAGACCGTTATCGGGGTAAGGGGCAGTTGCTCTCTCCATTGGACAGATACAAGGACTACCACGACTATATGCACCACATGAACGATGCTCTGAAAAAGATAGGGGAGAGTAGGGTGGTTCCTGACAGGCTGGGTAAGAGGCGCAAGGTGGAGTATGAGCCTTTGTTTCCGGATATTTCTTCCTACTGGGCGCGTCATACCTGGGCGACGATAGCTGCGCGGCTTGACATTCCGAAGGAAACGATTGGCAAAGCTTTGGGGCACTCGGATTTTGAGAGTTCCACGACGGACATATACATTGACTTTGATATGCGCAAGGTGGATGAGGCTAACAGGAAGGTGTTGGATTTTCTAAAAAAACAGGCAGCAGATAATTCTACCGCCTAATTTCTTTTCCACACTCAGGGCAAACAAGTCCCCTCGCGCCCCTATACATCTGCCTGCCAACCTCGCCTTGGAGGTATGCAGCAGGCTCACCCTTCGAGCTTACACCGTAGTAAGTGCTGATATGCTCAACAAGGTGCTTGACTTCGTGGAGGACACTGTCAAAGTATTGTTCCTCACTGGTCGCTGCACCGATGCACATCAGGCTCATACGCTTGTCGTAGTTCGTATAAGTAAAGCCGCTGTTCACTGTGCTTATCACGCGCAGGGCTTGTTCTATCTTCAAAGGCTTTGCTCCTAACTCGGAAAGCAGACTGCCTATTTCCTCTAAGTCCTCGCGTCCTATGTCGTAGCATACCACTACGCCCCAGGCATCTTCCCCGATGCTGAAATAATGCTGTGTCATACCACTTCCTCCCAGGGAATAGCGATACCCTTCCTGCACATATCGGCATACCACCTGTTAAAAGGCAAGCCCTCATAGCCGTCAGGGTCGTCAATGTAATCCTTGATGAACAACGCAAGGTGCGCTGCGTCTGCTATACTCCTTCCGAGGTAGTCTGCCTTTGCCATGTTAGCAACGAACACAGCATCGTGCAACTGAGCATCTTCAAGTTCTATGCCCTGAGCTTTAAGCAACTCGTCCACATCTTCCTTCTCATAAGGGGTAATGCCCACTTTCTTGCCGCTGGCATCTTTCTTCTTCATCTTATCCACGGCAAACTCGCAGAGCTTCTTGTTGAAGTGCGCTCCGTTGTACCTGAGATAGTTTACCATTGCCGCTGGCTTATAGTCGTATTGTGTCAAATCCATTTCTCTCTTTTCGTTTAAGTTAAAAGCATACAGGCAGGAACAAGCCCTACGACCGCCCCTGCCTGCCTTTCGATTAGTAGCGGTAACGTCCGCCACGGCGCATACTCATGCTGCCATCTTCCATATCGTAGTCATCACGATAGCCCATAGAGCCACCACTCCCACCACGATAAGACATTCCACGGCGATAACCGCTGCTACCGCCACGGCGTTCACCCATTTCCGAGTTGCTCTCCATTTCCTCACAGACCTCCATAAGGGCTTTCTTTGCCTTGTAGAGCTTATCCATGACTTCATCGTAGCCACTCTCGTCACGAAATTCTAAAACATATCCCATAATGTTCGTGTTTTATTTCGCAGCCTTGGAAAGGAGTTTCTCTATACCTGCAAGGCTCTTGTCGATGCGTTCCTCGAAATCGTCAAAGCGCTCACTCAGGTCGCGTATCGCCGCATCGCGCTTCTTCTCTTCCTTGTATCGGGGATTGAGCTCTTCCAACATATCTTCCACGCTGCTTACCACGCTCTTGTGGTAGTCCACACTGTCAAGAACCTGCTGGCTCTGCGTGCGCATAGTCTCCACCTCTTGCAACATCGCCTCGCGGTTGTCGCTCACAATAGCGTTGCCGTAGTCATATACGGAAGCTGCGACGGGAAGTTTCTCAAACTTGTAGGTTTGTTCGCCCACCTTTACCTCGGTGACGTCCACCACCATCTCTGGCTGTATTCCGTACTGACCTATCTGCGGAGTCTTGTACTTCGGCACTTGCTTGCCTTCCTCCACCACCTGACCTACCTTCAAGGTTGGTGGTGTCTCGGACTTCTCCAAGATGTATATCGTATTTCCTTTCCTTAGCTGTGAAAACATGGTTTACTGATTTTGATTGTTTAACACTCGTTTCCTTTCACGCTGCTGGAGTAGTAGCGTCAGTCGCAGGAGTTGTAGCACCGCTCAGACGATTTGCCCAATAGCTTGCAATGAAGTCGGCTGCTGCATTGGCATACAGCGTCGGAACAGCCGTGTACTGATTGTTGGGCAGTGTTATCGTGGGTGGCTGGCAACGCTTGATAGCATCTACCTCGCTGCGTATGCCTGCGAGCTGACCGGCAAGAGGATTGACGGCATTTGCTATCATTCCTGCTATCACGTTGTTCTGGTTAGCCTGCGAAATCTCGCCTGCGAGTTTCGTGTTCTCCGCGCGTGCGGCATCGAGCTTGTCTTGCAAGGCTTGCGTCTGCATAGCATCAAGCTTCCCGATGATAGCGCGTGTGTTTGCATCAGCACCATCCTTCAGGGTGTAGGTCTGCTGACATACAGCCAGTCTGTCCTCTGCACTCTTGGCAGCAATGTTGCCGTTCACTTCCGCAAAGCCCTTGTCAATACCTGCGCCGAGATTGGCGAGACCGAGGCGGTTCTCGCAGCAACACTGAGCAAACTGACTTGCGAGAGCAGCGTTTCCGCCCTGGATAGCATTGATAACCTGCATGGCGTTCATGCCCTGGTTTGCGGCAATAGTGTTCAGCGAAGAAGCGATAGCCTGTATGCTGGAGTTCACGAGGTTGAAGTCCTGACCGAGCATCGTGCTGAGCGTCTGTATGGCATCTTGGCTGCGCTGTCCGCTGGAAGTGATAGCCTGCATCAGCAGGTCGCGTCCATTGTCATTGTTGATTTGGTTAGCAAGGAAGCCAGCGCCGTTGCCGCCGCCGAAACCTCCGAAGCCATTGCCGAAGAAACCTCCGTTGCCGAAGAGCAAGCCAAGGAAGAAACCGAGAATACCTCCGCCCCATCCGTTGCCGCCGAATAGACCGCCGCCGTTGCCGTTCAGAAAGGGAAGCCAAGCAGGCACACTGCCGCCACTGTTCCCGTCATTAAGTGAAAATACCTTAGTATCTGACATTTCTCTTGTCTTTAATAAGTTGATAAATCCGTTAATTTGTCCCTGCGCAAAGACAAGGCAAAATTACCCTGCGGAAATATCGCCTAAAAGAAAAATGCCGAAAGCCGACTATCACATTTAGATAGTCTTGCGAAAGCGTCTTAATATACGATAAACACTCGCTTCGCTGATATTATACTTTTCTGCGAGGACTGCCACAGCATAGGAAACCTTGCTGTCTGCTGCGAGTTTTTCAAAGTCCCTGAAAAGCTCAACATACTTGTAGTCCTCTGTCTTTATATCACATTTTGAGAGTGTTTCTAACACCCCACTGCTGATTTTTACAAAATCTCCTACCTTCATGGTGCTTTGTTTGATTTATTTTTTAACTTTGCACCCAGTACCACTACAAAACATAATACCACAGCCAGAGCGAAACTGGGAATTTCTCCCCTGCCTTGCTCCGACTGTGGATTATATTAAGTTGGTGGTACTTCTTAATAAAGGTAGGGGACTTTTTATGCCTCTACCTTTTTGAGCTCAGAACGGAGTCTGAGTCTTTCTAACACGTCCGCACCTTCCGTTTAAGTGCGTGCGTATGTCTTCCTCTAAGTCTTCTGCCTTAACTGCCCATTTTGCGGACGCCTCTGGATTTGTTATACCAAGCCAATCTTCCATCACACGTGCTACCATCAGCTCGTGCATCAGGCGCTCAAGCAATATCAGCGTTGTCTGCGAGAAATCATCCGGTACGAGTAAATCCACGGCATACACCTTAGCTTCGCGGAAACGGTCGTCAATGAAGCTTTCGTCTTCTACTGGTATCTTACTGTACGGATAGCAAAGTTCCACTATCTTTGCAAATGTCAGGTCAAAGATGCGTGTCACCCTGTCAACATTACCATCCTCGCCGATGTCTGCCACCTGATGTCTGGAATGCTCGTCTTCAACCCGCATGACATCGCTCTCTATGAAACCGAGGTTTTTGCAGTCATAGAGCAGTTCCTGGCGTTTCAGGACAATGGTCGCTATTTTAGTCCTTGGCAAAATCATGAGAAGGTCTGCGTGCGCTGAGGACGTACGCGCTTGTTGATAGTTTCGCGTATCAGGGCGATGCAGGACTGGGCCAAAGTCACATAGTCTGCGGCGTCCGCCTTGTTGGTAATAAGAAACCAGTCTGCCATCGCGATATTTACAAGATATTGATGTACCTCGTGTGCAATGGTCGGTGTCACGCTTTCGTTGAAGTTGGATGGCACGCTCAGGTGCAGTACAATCGGTTTGTTACCTTCTGGCTCGCTGAAGATAACATTATTGAAGAAGTGTTTCCCGGGAACACCTTCACTATTTGCCTCTAATTGTGCGCCGCTGCCATCGTTAGGCACGTTAGCATAAGGGCGAAAAGCGCGTTGTGGGGGGAGCAAATCTTTCATTATTTTCTCTCCGTATTCAGGGTTGTATTCTGCCAATTTAGGCAGGAGCCCGTGCATAGCATTGGTGATAGAGCGCCGTATCTGGTTATCGTCCTCCTCGTCGTCGCCAGCTTGCATGTTTGCCTTTTCTTCGTCGTTCTGACCGTTGTAACGGCTGCGACCAGTCAGAAATGCCTTATTCTTGACGTCGTACAGAACCTCGCTGGGATAGATGTCCACGTAAATGTTTTTTGCCATATTGATTTAGTTAAATGTTCTTGTCCTTGTAGGTTTCTTTTTGAAGTATATCTTGCGCTTTACGTCCGCAAGCATAGATTCTGCATCTTCAATGGCTCCTGCAGATTCTGCTTTGTTTGCATACTTAAACCAGCGTCCCGTGATATACAGAATAAAGAAATTCTGCAGTGAAGAATTGATACTTGGACTCAGGTTCGAGTCAAAGGCTGATGGCATGTTAAGGGTCACCTGATAGTCATCTGTTTCTACGCTGCTTCCGATAAAAGGCTTCAGTATGTCTGTAACTATGTTGCAGGCTTCCTCCCAGAACACCCCAAGGTCTTTCAATTCTCCTTGTGTCGCGGCAATACGCTCGTATGCGTCTTCGTCGCCAACCATCTTGAAGCCAGTGTAACCTGTAGCTTTTTCAACCTCCTTCAAGACATTATCCTTATCTATAAGAACTTGTAATGGAATTGTCATGATGCAAAATTAAAGTGCAACTATGCTGCTTGTTCCTTTTCTTTTCATTTGCGTACCTTAGATGCAACGTATAGACTTATTGATAGTAATGCGATAATGCCTACCCATTCCAGAGTAATCTCCCACCACTTCTTTTTGCGCGGCACTTCCTTGACTTCCGTCTTGTCCACATAGGCAGTATCTACCTTCGCTACATAGGTAGTGTCGTGTTTCACTTTATCCACATAGCGCGTGTGCCACTTCTCACTCTCTATGCGCACCGTGTCACCCTTGACAAACTCCTTATAAGCAATGCTGTCGTGCAGGTAGATGCTATCTCTTTGCACAAGCGTCTGCCGCAGGGTGTCAGTGTGGTACACTACCTTTTCGGCGGTAACATATTCCACACGCTTGCATGAGCATAGAAAGAGCGCAAAAAGAACGCATAAAAGTATGAGATATGCCCACCACACCCAGTCGTGGCGGTGGGGCTGTGGGTAGTGGTTATTCTTCTTCATTGTCTTGGGGTAGTTCGTCAACGGGGACTTCCTCGAAGTCTTCGGCAGTCTCGCCTGCCAGCAGGGTTGTGCGAGTGAAGTACATCTCGTCGCCATGTCTGCATATCCTGTGTGTGTCGGGCATATCCGTGTATGCCTCATTGTTATTGATTTTTATCATACCGCGAATGCTATTTGCTTGTTAGTTGCTGTTGCTGCCAGTTCCTGCCACTGCTCCGATGTGCCGCCGACATCTTCGGGCGGTGTGGCTTGCCCTGTAAGGTAGGAATATGTCTCACTCGCTACCTTGATTGTGATTGCCGTGGTATTGGTAGCCTGCGCCACCATATATGCCATGCTGTCGTAACTTATCTTGGGTGCCGTTACGGTGATATTCTTGTTTACCCTGTAAATCTGGACATTCTTCAGCATCGGGCAGTTACGGAATAACTCTGCGCCTGCTACTACGCCGATACAGTCTATCGTGCCTATGATAGTATGCAATACCGCTGCATTAACCAGTAGCGGACTGTTCAATGATAGTACTATCACGAAGGAGCCTATAGGATTGAGGCACAAGACCTCCAGCAGATTTTGATTTTCTCCGTAACGCACCGTTGACTGAAAATTGGTGCGCATCGTTGGGAAGGTGGTGCGGACACGCATATCTGCCCCCCCCCAAAGAATAGCCGTGCTAAGAAACTTCTCTGCCTGATAGGGGGGCTCGCCGACCTTGTAAATCTTCCACATATCATCTTCCGTCAGGTCACTTATGCCGTTCATCTCATAGTAGCCCGTATCTGAATTGTATCGACACTTGTTCGGGTCGCTCTCTTTGCGGAAATCACTGCGCAAGAAAAGTTGCCTCAGCCCATTGGCGGCGAGAAGTTCATCAACCTCTGCCTGCGTGTATATCGTAGGCTTGTTCTTAATAAACGACTTCGCCGAGCTCGATGTCTCTGCCCAGTCTGCCTGCGCCTGCGGAGCAGGGATGATGACGCGCATCGTATTTGTGCCGCCTGCTTGACTTGCATCGTAGTATTGGAATAGAAGCTCTTTCGAGCTGTCGGCGAATGTACTTTGCGCTGGATTGAACATCACGCCAGCCTTGTCGGGCTTACTTCCCACAGCCGTTTCCAATGCCTCCACATCGCTTACATCTGCCTTCTCATTTAGTTTGTTGTCGGTCTGCGTCCGCGTGTAAACATTGCTTACGCTTGCTTTCGTGGCAAGTTTAGTATCGACCTCATGCTTGTTGTAGTAGTCGCTTAGGTCTATCGTGGTAGTGCCTATCTGCTCCCATGCGAACACTCCGTTGTCCTCCGTTGTGATGAACTCGTCCTTTACGTTCTGCGTCTTAGGGTTGCTGCTCGGCACAAGATATATCTTGCCCTTCGTTGCCGCACTCGCTGTAGGAAGTTCCGCTACGACCTCATACTCAAACTGCTTCACGGCAGCGACGATGTCATCTACCTGTGCTTTGGTGTAGGTCTGGGACTTCAAAGCGTAGGCAGTCAGCGGAATTTGCGCAATGAGGTTGGTGCGTGTGTCGTCTTCAAAGAGATATGCAATGTCGCTGACTACTTCCGCGAAGCCTACCTTCATCAGCTCTTTTTTCAGTTGCTTTTTGAAGGCAGCATCAAGATAGGCTGAGCGTGTAGTAGAATCAAAGTGTATAGGCTGTTGGAAGACTTGGAAGCCTTTACCCTTCACATAGTCCGTAAGGGCATCGTCAAGTGTGGTACTATCCACCTTGCTCTCAAGTTCTGCGTCAAGTTCCGACTTCGTGGGCAGCGCATCGAGCTTCGCCTTTTCCGCGCTGGAGTAATCCTCTTCGCTCAGCCCCTTGCCGCTCTCCTTGTCAACCTTGCCGTCAAGAGCCGTGTTGACCTCATTCTTAGTATAGGTGTTGGTCTTATCCGCCTTCTCGTTGAGTTGTGAAGATAAATCATCACGCACGGCATCGGTAGCACCTTGCACAAGCTCGTTGGTCTGCAACTTGGTATATACTTGGCTCTTGTCCGCTTTCCCCGACAGGTCTTGCGCAAAGACATGAACGCGATCCGAGAACCAGCTTGGGTTGTTGCTGTCGCTCTTTACCATGACAAAGGTATCCATGGGATACGTCACGCCGTTATATGTGAACGGGAACGGAACGTTGAATACAGCCCCTTTCTTGGCAGTGTATAGTGCACTGCGTTCCGCGCTTTCAAAGAAGTCAAGGTTTCCGCAGTAGTGCATCACTGTTCCCAGGGCGGCAATTTTCGTGTCGGTTTCGCCATTAACCAACGTGCGCAACTGCGTGAGCATGCTGTTGACTGCCTGTTTCGTATAGGTGTCGCTCTTGTCAGCCTTCTTGCTGAGGTCTGGCTTGTTCTTGATGAAGTCGGGGCGTGTCTCGTCCTCTATGGTCCAGTCTGCCTGCATTATTCTGTCGCCCACTCCGAGAACCTCAACGTGGAGTTCCATGTCTATCACGGGTGTTCCGTCTTCGTATTGAGTCTCGTTGCCTTCCTCTACCTTGCTATAAACAATCTCAATACTACAACGCTTCACTGCACGCCAGGCATCGCCTGACAATTCCCGATGCCCCGTCATCTCAACATCATACTCACCCATGCGCAAGCCGTTGACACGACATATCACACCATCCTCCGTGACAGCCTTAATTTCTGCTGCATTACGGCGAGGCCCACGCAAACCGATAAGCCCTATCAGCGTCACTGCATCGACAACGTAATCGGCATCGCCGTCCTGTAGGTTCATTTCCCTGGCATCGCCGCTCGTGGTCGTATCTACAAGCCTGAGCCGCAAATAAAAATCATTTCCGAAAGGTATTGTCTTCATCATATTTTTAATTTTTATCTCCATTTCCCATAAGCCTTGCTCAGCCTGCCTGCATAGTATGCCACCTGACCAGAGCCGTTATACCTCCTTGCAAAGTCGCTCCATGACTTCTTCTGCAAGTAAGGAACAAGACCACTATTCACGATGAAACGCAGCCCAAGAACCAACTGCCATGCCTCATTGCGCTGCATCTTACTGTAGAAATCCTCCGCAGAAGAACAGCCACACAACTTATAGTTCCTGCCGAGTATCTGGAACAAACCGAAACTTGTCGCCTTGATAGCGCAAGTCCTGTCTATCTCGGCTGCAAGCTTAAACCTGCCCCACTCGCCAGCACCACCAACATAGTATGCTTTCGTCCACTTGGGATAGACTATCTTCGGGTACTTCCTCGCAAGCGTGGCGACATCTTTCTTCGCTGCTTTCAGCTCGGCATAAAACACGTGTCCCTCAAACAAGATACTCGCCTTGCCCATAGCGCAGAAACCACTGCCGGCACTCTCTACCTCAACCACGGCTCGCAGTGCTGCCTCCTCTATGCCAAGAGCAGAGGCTAAGTAGGCATACTCATCTGCACTCACTCTTCCGTCTCTCACGCAGGCATCGCACGCAAGCGCAAACCAAGTCTTACTGCCGACAATACCATCGACGCCAAGACCTTCCTGCCTCTGATATGCCTTCACCGCAGCCTCCGTTGCAGCGTCAAAATCATCGCCGCTCGGCAACGACAACCACTCGCGCAGCAACCTCACGTCTGAGTTCTTATGTCCTTTCTTTATCGTCTGCATAATTCTATAATTATTTGCTTAGCCTAAAAAAGTTTTGGCGGCGACAAGGAAACCAATCCAACCTTAAACAATTATGAAAAAACCTTGCCCAAAACTTATGAAAAAACCTTGCCGCCGCCCTATATCACTTCTTTTCTTCTTCCTCCAAGGAGTTATCCAACGCCTCACCCCAGTCGGGACTCTTTAGCTTCACAAGACTTATCAGCAGCTTGCGGAATGAGAACTTGATGCCACGGATAGCGAAGATATGCTTTACCACACTGTCAAGTTCAAAGAGACATCCCAAGACGATACCAATAGCAGCTCCTACCTGTGCGTTAGGCACATATCCTGTTGGAACACCTATTGTGTGAGCAATAAAAGCACCGGCAACTATATAAGTCAAATAGTCTATGAACTTGTTACAGGTTCTGCGTCCTGCACGGCTGAAACGCCATTCCGCTCCCTTGTTTTTACTTTCTCGACTGCCCCACCAACAATCCATAATCATTAGCACAGCCAATAAGCCCAATAGCCATCTTAAATCAAACACATAGCCTGCAAGCTCCGCATCAAACAAACCCACAGTTGTTACCTTACCTACACTTCTCATATTTCGTCTATCCTCTTAGCGCCTCGTAGGCTTTGTTAACAGCATCCATGTCCGCTCCCTGCTGAGCTTGTTCCATTACCTCTGTAGGTATGCCCTCTGGCTGCTGCCCTTGTGCCATCTGCTGTTTCTGCGATTCCAGGCTTTGCAGCAAATTATCAGCAAAGGGAAAATCTCCATTCTCTAACATCATCTCTACACTTATAGCACCTGCCTGCCACATCTGCAGCAACAGCTGATTTTGTATCTGACGGTATGCTGGTGTAGCACTACTTTCTTCAATGCTAATATCAGTTTCTATATCACGCATCTTGGCAGGGTCATACTCCACAAAAGAAGACCTCCGACCAGCAATCTTGAAAACTCTCTTCTCGTCATAGAATTGTTGTATATTCTTGACATCTTTGTATGCGGAGTCTTTGACAAAACTGCTGAAACTATCCAACAAATCTAAAAGCGACATTGTGGCATTTTGCGTCTGCTGGGCATATAGAGCACCACTCGTGCTGCTATAACCAGGTTTGCCTTGCAGTGCGCCATGTACTCCGCTAATGTCTTCAAAAAATTTCAGCTGCAAGTTAAGCAGTTCACTGATGCCGATGTTCGTAGAGTTGACTGCTATTTGCTGTGGCATAGGGACACCGTTCTTTGTCTTGATGGCGATGACACCGTTAAATCGGCTCCACTCGTCGGCAATCTCGTTGAGGTCCATGTCGCCGATGGATTCCTGGGGAACGATTAGCACACCCTTGCCGCTGGCCCTCATAATCCAGTCGTACAAAGTGATGAGTCTATTGGTATATCTCTGCTGGTCTATCACATCTGCCACGAAAGAATGTATCTCACCGTCAATAAATGGATATGCCTTGAATACATACGGACTTGTCCTATGTGCGTATGGTGTCTCGCCCTCACGAAGAATGTCGCCAAAAGGACTAAGATAATAGTAATACCAATAGTCATCCATGAACCAGACTGCTTCTATCAAAGGTATATCGTCGGCATCCATGCCTGCTTCAACACCTCGGTTCAAACGGTCTTCATTGACCTGCCTTACCATCACATCATAGTCGCTGACATCTATCTTGTAGTATTCACCGCTGTTGTAATCATGGCAGCGGTATCTGGGCTTGCTCTCCTTGCGCCATACTTCTATCACCCTGCAGCGCCCTTCGTCCGTGGGAATGAAAAAGTCCCAAGCCACCTGACGACTGTATCCAAACATACTAAACTGAGTGCCAGAAAAATATCTACGCTCGTGTGCATGACTGTAGATTTCGCTCAGACGCTTATAGTCGGCAGGGCTCTCGGCAAACTCCCTGCACAACGTGCCGAAGTCTATGTCGTGAATCTCACCTACCATGCTGACATCCCAACCGCGAAAATCACGCATATTGCTGTCGATGAAGAAATTATTGGGCTGGATGTAGTCAGTCCAGCAATCCATCTGGTCATTACGCCAGCCGTAAGTCTTCTTGTGTACCACAAGGCCGCTGATGAGAAATTCCTCCATCGTCCTCGCATAAATCTCATTCATGCGGTTAAGCTGCATATTGCACTGCAGCACTACGCTCATCGTCTCACCGGCCTGCTGCTCATCGCGGTCACGCGCTATACATATCGGCTCCTTGCTCTGACTGCGATATACGCCGAGCACATTTCTGACGAGCCTGCGGATAAGATTGTTCTTCAGGGGTACATTACCTTGTTTCTTAATATACTCCTCCTCGGACATGGTGACCCCTTCTACCGTAACCAGGTCCTTCCATTGGTCGCCGTATGTATATCGCTTGTTGCGCTCGCGCTCCCTGCGAAAAGCATCCATGTTGCTCCAGCAACGCTGCGCCTCCATAAGAATGTCTATGGCCTTGCTGTCGCGTTTCATACACAACACGCTATCCATCTCGCGGACTGACGATACGCGGCTTTTGCGATATAACTTATTGTTTGCCTTCATCTATTCTCCTCCTGTTTCATCGGCGCCAGTCATCTCCTTGTATTCTGAAGCAAGGATGTCTGCACGCTCCTTGTCTCCCAGCGTTGCTGCAACGAGATAGGCACAATAATAAATCACCGGACGATAAAACCTATTGCACAGCCATATTCCCTCAGTGTCGGGGTCGCCTTCCTCTTTTTCTTCTATACGGGGATATGGGATATACAGTGCCTCCTTTACATAACTGTCGTTGCCAGTGGTGTAAAGTTCCAGCACGCGGATAATTTCCCGCTCGTCGTCGTTATAGATGCCTGTTACAGCAACTACAGGTTTGTCGGGGTTGCCATGGACTCCATAGCAAGGGGACTGCTGCATGGCATATCTCTTGTCATGCACCGTTATAGCCTCCGTGACAGGGCGAGCCCAGTCGCTCATCCTGAAACGTATCAGACGCAGAAAATCATCGGGCAAAGGAATGGTCGCGCCTTTCCCTAAGCCGACAATGTGAGATATTTGCTCATTCTCGAATTCCTTCCCTTCATCGGCATCGAGCATAGACAGTGGTGCATTGAGCTCTACAAGACGCGCGGCATCCTCTATCTTGCTGCGAATGATTGCATCAAGCGACAGGGTGTCAACATCTTCTAATGGTGACATCCCCCCCGGAAGGCGCGCCCCATTGATGTTCTCATCAAGGGCAACACGAACATCTTCCACCACCTTTTTTACACTATAGTGAAGCATGCCTCGCTTTGCCTTGTCTTTATTTTACCTGCCAGTCAAACACCACTCCATGCTTCGCGGCTGCAGTGTTAATCTGAGCGCGTGTACGCATATCAGACTTCAACACACCAAAATGCTCCACAAGGTAGTCTTTAGCTTCATCGTTGCAGCTCACGCTGACTACAATCTTGTCCGTCGCGTCAGCATCACCGAGGGCGTCCTCGCTCTCTGAGGACACCTGCTCTGCCTTAGAAACATCTGTGCTGTCCTTAACTTCGCGAAGCAAGAAAATCTTGCCTTGCCTGAAATAGTCACTCTTCTCAATGATTGCCTGCACAACAGGGTTCTTCGTAGTAAACTCCGCGGGAGTCACACCGTAGCCTGTTATTGCACCGTCGGTAAAATCAACGTGCATCGCACCATTGCCGACGGGAATACGGGCGTGCCATTCCATCAATCCGTCAACGCCGTATGTCTTTATCGTGTTTGCCATAAATTTTGTCTTAATAAAAAGGGGGAGGGAGGCCGCAGCTTCCCTCCCCGCTCATGTTAATTTTTCAACCTGTCACTGAAATCAGTTGGCATAGTATTCACCGACAAACGGAGACCAGGTGACGGTGTTGCCGTTTACACTTGCCTGCCATGTCTGGCCTGACATCGCGTTTGCGTTGATGCCGGGGCAGTCTTTCATCAGGTAGTAAACTGCCTTGTCAACAAGGTCGTTGCCAGTGGGTGCTGTGGCGCTTTCCCACATGATAAGGCGTACAGCTCCTGCATTGGTAGCGCTGCCTTCACCGTCAATCCAGATGTGGCAGCTGCCTTTCAGTGCAAGTGCATCCCATTTCAGCAGACCGCTGCGGGTTGCCTCGTGACCTTCCACGCGCTCCTCAAAGGAGTGTTCCTCGCTGCGCACGTAGTGAACCAAACGATTCTCACCGAGAAGAGCACCGCTGTTGCTCCAGCCGAGACGGTCCAGAGTAGGCTCGCGCTTTATCTGGATGTCACCGAATACCGTGTGGAAATTCGTTACAGTCCAGCCTACGGGAGTCGTCTTCGTGGTAATCTGGATTTCAGGGTGATTGCTGTAGTCGATGCACTGCACCTTCTCAAGCAGGTTCTTGCCGGCAAGGAGAATAGCAGTCTTGGGGACATCTTCACCAGTGAAGAACATCTTCGCCAAAGCGATAATCTTCTCTACTGTCCAGGGACCGGTGTGCTGAAGCTCACGCTTGAACTGCCAACGCACACCCTCGGAGAAGTACACGTCCTGCATGCCGAGTTCAGTATCTACCTTGAACTTACCCTTGCGACCTGCCCACAGCGAGCGGTTGCAGCGTACCTTGAAGTTGGCAATAGCCTGCTCGGCGATGATTGCCTTGCTGAAAGGAATACGCTTCTTCTGGCTGTCGAAGTAGTCGCTTACAATCTGATTCATGCCGCGCTTCTGGAGATACACCAGCGAAGGCTGCGGAATAATCATGTCGGGCTTGACTTCCTTCTGGGTTTCGTAGAGAGCGTTTGCCAGAAGTACAATGGTCGAGTTGGCGGGAATGGAGGGTATCTTGCACACCTCGTCCGTGGCGCGAGTCTTCGGACCGTTCACGGCACGCACGATGGGCATACCGGATGCATCGCGGCCTGTAACGAACAGCATAAGGTCCTTGCCGGGAGTTTCAGTCTGTCCGTCCTCGGTATAGCCGTTCACTCCCTTCACGAGGAGAGTGCCGTACTCTACGGGGATGCGTTTGTCTTTGTTTGCCAACGGAAGGGCTACGGCATCATCGTCGCCGCCGCCGCACGCCTGATTTGTCTTCACACTTGCGCGAGGCTCGTCTATCTGGTAGTGTTCTACCTCGGGACTGTCAACGCGGACGTGTTTCGCACTCAGCATCAGGTTCATCAGCGGTGTGTCGTCGCTGTTGAAGCGAAACAACTGCTCGTCGATGTCCGATGCGAATAAATTACCTGCACCGATGCCGCCAGTGGCTTCTGCTCCTTGGCTGACAGTGGTGGCGCTGCCAGGAAGCTGACTCTCCAATCCTACGCTTCCCTGTGACAGGTCGGGCGAGCCTCCCATAGTCTGTACGGTCTCGCCTGAAATAGTTGTGTTTTTTGTCTCTGCCATAAACTTACAATAATATTGGGTTTTACATTTGCCTTTTTAGCGAGCACTTGCCGCTATATCAAAGATGCTCGTGCTCTTCTTCTGCTGCGGGGTGAGATTGTTGCTGCCGGCAATGTTAGCAGTACCATCGGTCTTTGGCTTGCGGAGCTTCTCCTCGATGCGGGCATTACGACCACGCACTTCTGCCTCAGCTGCAGCCTCCGTTACATCGCTGTCGTGGTTCATCGCTTTCATTGCCATCTCCAGACTTTCACGGCTGAACTTTCCGACAATGCCGTCGCGGATGATACCGAGGAGAAAATCAAGCGCTGCGTTCATCTCATCCTCGCTGTAACCGCCTTCTTCCTGCATGGAGTCTACCGTGGCAAGACTTTCGGAAATGTTCCTCTCGTACTCTTCCTCCAGCTTCTTCTCGTTGGCGACGCGCTCAAGATATTCCTCGTTTGCTTTTGCAAACTCGTCCATCTTCTCTTCGTTCTCCAACAATTCCTCAAGACCTTCCTTGCCAAACCTGCGGACAAAGGCTGTCATCGGATGCTCACCATCGCGCCAGGCCATTAAGAAACTTGCACTACGAGGGTCAGCGGCCATCATGTCCGATAGTTTCTTGTCCTCCTCGTCATACTCAGCTATCTTCTTGTCGTAATCGTCATAATCATCTGATATGCGTCCGAACAATACCTCTTCATCCGAAAAATCAGTGTCGGGGTACTTTCCCTGCAAACGCTCCGTCAACGCAGCTCGCCTGCTTTTAACTTCTTTATTTTCTGCCATCTTTGATATTGTGTTTTTCTACATCTGCAAAATTCTGCAATAAATTCACCGCGCTTACTATATCTTTTCACTTTTAATAATTATTTTTGCATCGTAAGTATCTGAAAATCAGTTAGTTATTAGTTATTAGTTATTAACTTTACGGGCAGGAGGATGAGGAAAAAAGGGAGTTACTTTGAACTGAAAAATGAGATGGAACGAGACCTTATAAGGGCTTACAGGGAAAAACTTGCCGAGATGTTGGGAAACAGTTCTATGGATGAGATTTTCCACGCCGTAGCTCTTTCGGGAGCATCGCGTTTCTGGGTCTCGGAGGAAAGGGCAGTAGCAGTCATATCGGCAATGAGAAAAAATGCTGCAGCCGAAAAGAACAATGAGCCGAAGCATCTTTTTACAGGGAAATACTTACAGCGGATTTCACCTACAAAGCGCAGGATGTATGCAGAAATTTATAACCGAGTAGAGGATTGGCAAAAGGATAAACCTGCTGACACACTCCAAAGAGCCATAGCAAAAATAATAGAACAACCAGCGCCAAGTTTCTACCTCACCGAAGGCTCAGTGAAAAGGATGGTATATAAGATTAAGAGGAGATGGTACGAGGAGAGAAAGAAAAAACTGAGGTATATGATGTAACGAGCATACTTGCCGAGAATAGCCGGAGATATAAAGTTGCAAATGCAAAGTTCAATCCCATCACGGGAGAGAACTCAATAGGCGATAGGCGGAAGGTCTGCATCGACGACTTCCCCATAACCGTGCAATACCTGCCTGTGGATATGATGAAAAACAGGCTGGTGCGACTTCTTGTCAAAGCTGGCTCACTTCAGGACTTCTTTAAGAAACAGTTCCCTGGACTGCAATACAACGAGCACGAAAAGGAAAAAATAGTAGAACAGTTTATCCGCATAAGGATAAAATACGACTTCCCTTTCTGGGCTGCAACGTACATTTTCATTCAATCCAAGATACCAGGCGAGGGCGAGATACGCTTCCGCCTTTCAAGACCACAGAGGCGTTTCGTCGCAAGACTGGAAGAGAAGCGACGAAAAGGAAAGCCTATACGCTTTGTCCTGCTGAAGGCGCGTCAGTGGGGCGGCTCTACTACGTCGCAGCTGTATATGGCATGGCTGCAGCTCGTGCATAAGGTGGGACTTAACTCACTTATAGTGTCGCAGACCAAGAAAACATCTTTTGCAATTAAGGAGATGTACGACCGAGCATTGCGCTCATATCCCACGAAGCTGCTGCATGATATTGGGGAAGAGTACGACGCAAAAGAACCGAAGATGGTAAATGTCGGGCTATCGGGGGACTACAAGAAAATACCCCAGCGAGACTGCACTATAACGATAGCCTCATACGAGGCACCCGATGCCATGCGTGGCATGAACTACTCCCTTGTCCATTGCTCCGAGGTGGGACTGTGGAAAGCCACTGACACCAAGACACCGGAGTCCGTAGTCCGCGCAGCCTGCTCCGGCGTTCTCAACGTACCTTACACAATGATTATATACGAAAGCACGGCGAAGGGGGCAGGAAACTTCTTCCACCGAGAGTATATCGCGGCAAAGGAGGGCAAGTCTATCTTTGAGGCTATATTCATACCGTGGTTCGAGATTGAAAACTATGCCAAGCCTTTTGCAAGTGAAAAGGAGAAGGCTGACTTCGCACAATGGCTCTACGACAACAGGCACAATGAAAATGTCGCTTCCGACCGCGAGGAGCCAGGCACATACCTATGGTGGCTATGGGAGATAGGAGCCACGCTTGAGAACATCAACTGGTATATCGAGGAACGGCGTGGTAAGAACGAACACGCTGTCATGGCATCGGAATATCCGTCGGACGACATCGAGGCATTTACCTTCTCAGGCAGGATGGTGTTCTCTAATGAAGACGTGGAGCAGCTGCGCCCTGCCTGCAGACCGCCGTCATGGACGGGCGAGATTTACGGAGCTGACGATACAGGGGAGAAGGCATTGCAGGGTCTGAGGCTCACGAAAGAGCAGGGGGGAAGGCTCGCCGTTTGGGAAGACGTGGAGGACGACGGAGAGGAAACTGTTTCCGACCGCTACCTTGTCGTCGTGGATGTCTGCAAGGGACACACCGCGGCAGCCGACTATGCCGTGATTTGTGTATTCGACCGTATAAACATGATTGACGCTGACCGTCCTGCCGTCGTGGCGCAATGGTACGGACACATCGACATGGACCTGCTCGCATGGAAAGCGGCGCAGATTGCCGAATACTACAACCATGCCTTGCTCGTCATAGAGAGCAACACACTTGAAACCAACAATACCAAAGGAGACGCGGAATACATACTCAACCTCGTGCGCGAAGTGTACGACAACCTGTATGCACGCAAGCAGTCGGCTGAAGACATCCGAGAAGGCGCTCCACGAAAATACGGTTTTCATACTAACACACTGACAAAAAAAGTTATCATACACAACCTGCGCACTGCAATCCGCGAACACCTCTACACTGAGCGCGATGCCGCCTGCCTCGATGAATACCTCACATATATAGAGACCGACAACGGAGCATACGAGGCAATGGAGGGCTACCACGACGACAAACTCATGACACGCGCCATAGGGCTGCATATCTGCTTCCACGAAATGGAAGTACCCGTCATCAGGAAAAAGACAAGACGACGCCTGCACCACTCATCGGCAGTGTCTGCTGCCACAATGTAACGGCACAAAAAAGCTGCGGCAGGTTTCTCTCCCGTCGCAACTTTCCTTTCTCGCGTCTTTTACTTAATACGAAGTTCGCGTATGATTTCCTTACGTCTCGTGCGAAGTGCTTCCATGATAACATTATCTTCTTCATCGCTGAGTTCTCCGAGACCGTAGTGCTTTTTATCACCCTTCTTAATCTTCGTCAGTTCACGCTGCCCTTTTTCGATGGCTTCTTCGAGTTCTTCATCGCCCGACTCTTTCGCCTTCTTCTTTGCAGTCTGCAAGAGCACATCTTCAGCAACGTCAAACATCTTTCGCTTCTTCTCATATACTCTGCCATACTCAGTCTTAGGACTTCCATAGCTGTCTTGTCCGCCTATGCGTTTGGCAACCTCCTTTCCGGCAAGTTTACGCATTACATCGTCGCTGCCTTCAAAGATGTCATTCATCTGCTCATCGCTATAATTCGCCACGCGCCCTTGAAGTTCTTTTTCGGCGAGCTCACTTAACTTATCGTCGTTGCGTTTCACTAAACCAAGAACACGCTCATCGTTTAGGCGTATGATTCGTTCCTTCACTTTCTCCGAGAAACTGTAAGGACCGGAAATCTTTTTCTTCTCTTTCGTGGCTTTTTCCTCGTCGCTATACATCCATCCGAGAAGCGGAGCCTGCTTTCTTCTCTTGTAACGGGCGTAGCGTGTTGCTATATCCATGAAGTCTGCATGGGCTGCATCATCCTTGCCTATGCCGAGTTCGTCTATCAGCATTTTGTCAAGGCCCGACTGAGGGAACTGCAGTACGCGCATGGCAAACAGCTCCGCCTCCTTTGCTGTGCCCATATTGCCCTCGCAGGCATCCAGCAATGCTACAATGCCGTCGGTTGCAGTCTGAGGGTTAAAACCAAAACCTGACTGTACGGCAAGGTTAACAAGGTCTGTCATACCCGACACCGCATCATTGTCAAAGTGTTTAAGAGTTGTCTGCAAGTCACTCATCAGGGGCATAAGGTTGAAATTGTAAGTCCCGATTTTCTCTCCGGAACGCTTCAGGTTGTAAAGGTCGCTCATCACGTTGCCGCCCGAAAGACCCTCCACACCGCCTGCCAGAGCGTGCATGGCTGCATCCTCAAGCATCGCGTCCTTCTCATCGTCGTCGTCGCCCATGAGCAGATACGGCAGGTATGGTCCCAGGTTCCAGGCAAACTGCAGTACCCAACCAAATATCACCGTATCGGCAAGGTCCTTGTAGTAGCTCTTCTTATAGAGTCGCTTTGCATAGTCCTTAGCCTCCTGTGAAACATCTTCATCCTTCACGTCATCAGTGCCATTCCACTCCCTCTGCACCTGCTTCGCCATGAAGGCAATGCTCTCATCCTTGTAGCCCTTACGCATCTTGCGCTTCAGGTTAGCCAGCGCACCATAGTATTTCCTCTGATAGCCCATGCTCGCATTGCGGAACACCGTCAGCATAGTGCTTGCTACCGTCCTGTCAAGCTGCATCGCACTCGTGTAAGCACTCGCAGAGCTCTGCTGCGTCTCGTTGTACGCTATGCTCGCATCCTCCAGAGCCTTCTTCTCAGCCGCCGCATCGCTGTAGCCAGCCTTCTTGTAGCCTTTCAGCTTTGTCTCGTAGATAGCCTTAGCACCCATAGCAACAGTCATACCGTCAACAAGGGCGTTGGGCGTCATGCCCCAGCGGGTTGCTTTCTCTACCACCTTGCTGTGCCAGATGCTCCAGTCCGAGGTGGTGTCCATCAAGCGAGTATCACCAGCCTGACGACTCTGCCAACGTTGAGCAAAACCGGGCAGGTTCTCTATCGCCCAGTTCCACGACTTCACCATGCCGACGGGGTTGCTGCTCTTCGCCAGCTCTGTGATGCTTGCATTGCTCAGGTATGCAGGATAACTCAGCAACTGCTTCAAGGCTGTGAATATACGGAAACTAATCTTCGCACCCGTCACACCCTTTGCCACGTTGGTGACAAACTTATCTGAAGAGTCGGGAGTAACACTTTGTCGGTAAGTACCTGCCACTATCCTGCAAGTGTCGCGGAAATTACTCCATATCTTCTCACCACCGCCATAGCGCAGGCTCTTCATGCCCAGCACGCGGTTCTTAAACTTCTTGTAGCTCAGCAGAGTGTTCAGGTCGCGGTTCAGCTCGGCAAAGTGTGCCCAGTGCTCCATCTCCTGCAGATGCTCCAGCACCACGTCAAAAGCATCGGCACCGGTAATGTCCAGAGCCAGACCGTTGCGCGTACGCTTCTTGATGCTGCCCGCTACGGTACCGGGCATCACGCTGTCGTTGTCCTCAGTACCGACATCCTCGGACTTGCCGCGGCTGCGAGAGTTTATCTTCAAGGGGAAATAATCCTCTATCGCAGCCATGCTCGCACCGAACATACGCTCATGCACAGCATTGTACTCCTCGCGCTTCTTCACAAGGAACTCGTCCTGTATCCAGTCGGCTATCTCTATGAAACGAGGGTCTATCTCACTCTTTATAGCCTCTACAATATCCTCAGTGATGCCCATGCCGCGCAGCTTCATCCTGCCGTCAGCCATCTTGTTCACCATGTAGATATATAGCATATTACCCTGCGTCAGCTTCATAGTCCTCTTCTTGCCGTCGTCCATGAACTCAACCTCCGTGCCGCCACCGCGATTCTTGTCCATCTCGCGTTCCAGACTGAAAAGGTCGCTCCAGCGCATCTTTCTGCCCATCACCTCGCTCACCTTCGCGTCAAGCTCCTTGTGGGCAGCAAGCAGACCCGCATGCTCTCCGTCAAAAGCCTTCATCCACTGAGGCATGAACCTGTTGAACAGGTAACCCCTGCCGTCAACGCTCTTGCCTCCGAAGTAGCGCAGCATGGTGTCAAACGTAGCAAGAGGCTTCATGAAGAAACGCACAAGGTCCCAGTCGCGGAACGTCTTCTTTATCTTGCCATGCTCATTGGCAGGCATACCCTCAAGGTCGCTGTTAGCATTGTGCTGTATCTCGCGGACACGCTGTTTCTCCGCTTCTCTGAACGCCTTGGCTCGCGCCGCGCTGCCGACGAGGTTACCACCGAACTGCTGGTTGAGCCTGCCGTATGCCTCAACACGCTCCAGCAGGTTCTCACGTATCGCTGCCTCCGTCTCGCGGACATACTCCCTGTATGCCTCCTTACTACCAAAGCTGCTGTAGTCGCCGCCGTGAACCTTCTCCTCAGCCTGTTTCAGCTCATGCCGCAGCTCAGCCTCCTCTGCCTCGCTTGCCTTGATTTCTTCCATGTGTCGCTTAGCAAGCATCAGACCCTCATGCTCAGCCTCGGCATTACGCGCAGTCACGCTATCCTCGCTGCCCATCCTGTCCTCACAGTCCGCAATCCAGCCAGCAAGCGATTCTTCGTCAAGGGGCAAAGCCTCGCGGAAAGCATCTATCATCTTCTGACCTGCTACGTCAAGCCTGCCCTGAGCCTCCACGCCCTTGGCATTTACCTTCTTGTCGCGCGTCTTCAGCAGCGACTCCATCGTAGCCTTACCCTGACGGACCAGGTGCTTTGCCATCAGCTCAACCACACCATCAGCCTGCCGCGTGATGTCCTCCCTGCCAGCAGCCTTGTTCACCAGGCTCAGCAGCTTCTTCACCTCGCCGCGCGTCATGCCGTCGAGCATACCACCCTCAAGCATTATGCGAGCCTGGCGCACGATGGCATCCACCGTGCCCTTGTCATACTCACGCTGACGAGCCATAGCCTGACGCAACTTCTGCAGGTTGCCGCCAAGAGCCTTCACAGCCTCGCGGCGAGCCTCCACATCAGCCCTGTTCTTAGCCGACATGGCAGCAACAGCCTGGGCAGCCCGCTCTGCCAGACTCATACGCCCAGCATCATAAGCCGCCAATTCAGCAGCATCGGCAGAAGCTTCACCGTTCAGTCCGTAACCTTCTTCGGGTTCTCCTGTCTCTGCCTTGTGGAAGCGGATGTCTGGATTGCCCTCGTTGAAACGCTCGCTCGGCAGTATAAGCCTGCCGTTGTCATCACGTGTGATAAGCTCGTCGCTCTTGCGGTTATTCTCCGTGTTCTTGTAGGCATATCCCTTGCCGTCGTCATAACCCCACTCGTTGATGTCGTCGCCGTTCCACCAGATGTCGTCAACCGGCACTTCCTGCTCGATGATGCGTCCCTTCTCCCAGTCCTGCAGACCTATATGCCGCTCAGCATACTCGCGGCTCGGAGTAACCCAGTCACCGTTGCGGAAACTGCCCTCCTTCACGTCCGCATCAACCGCGCGGTACATCTTTATCGTGCGCTTTCCGCCCTTTACCGCAGACGCAATGTTGCGGATGGATTCCAGAGTAGCCTTGTCGCGTCCCGATGCAGGGATGGGGTTGTCAAGCTGCCAGCCAAGATCGTTGTTGTCAAGACCGCTGTCCATGAAGTCCCCCAGCGAATAGTCGCCCTCGAAGTCTCCGTTCCTGAATGCCTCGGCACGCTCCTTCTTCGTATCGAAGTATGCGTTGCGCGACGGAGCCGCTCCGTTGAAGGCCAGGCTTCCCTGATAGTCGCTGTCGGCAGTATAACCCTTTTCGCGCTTCACCTCATCAAGGATTTCACGCATACGAGACTCAGCAGAAGCAATTTCCTGCGGATTTGTTTGCAGGAGTGAAACCAATGAATTAACTTTGCGCTCAGCATTGGTAGTAGGCTTAGTGCCGGGCGTTGTGCCAAAACCAGCTATAACTGCTTGTCCGCTGATGTGGTCAAGCAGTTTTCCTTTTTCTATCTCAACAAGGTTGTGATCATAATACCTGTTCCCCTTAGTATCTACCGCTACTAAGGCATGAACGGTGTAATCTTCATTACCTATCTTTAAGCCGCATACATAATGCTGATAGTTAACAACATCAGGATTCTTTTCTTTGTCTTTATTCTCCTCCGTGGATATAAGAATTGACTTTTCTATTATTTGAGGTATTGCTGCAACGCTTCGCAGATGTGCATCATCCTTGTAATTATGTTGCAGAACTTCATTGATTCCACCATTCTTTCTTCCACGCTGAAGCTGGATTGTATTGCCAGTGTCATTGTTTGTGTAACTGCCTTGAAGCGTTTTCCCGTAATTAAGAGCGGCTTTCTTTCTCTCTGTAGGATTTCCCGACAAGTCAATCTCTTTTCCTGTAACAGACGCGCTCTCGCTCCTGCGCAGCTTCTCAATCCTTGCAGGCTTCTCCACGATGTCAGCCAGACGCGCATACTCCGCATCACGCTCAGCAACATCTGTTCTATCTGTGCCATCCGCGCTCCCTTCATTCGCCGCAGCCTCGTCCACCTTAGCATACTGACCCTCACCGGCATATATCCAGGCAACGTCGTCAAGGCTTACGCGCTTCTCGTAAACCCTGCCTCCGCCAGCATACTCCTCAGCCTCCATACGGCTCGTGCTGACAAAGCCGCCCTGCTCGATAGGCTTGCTGCTATATACAGTAATCTCACCCTCTTGCAGTGCTCTCTCTGCATCCTCACGGGTAAAGTCGGGATAGGAGTCAAGACCCTCACCTTCACGCACCGCCTCTTCATAAGTCTTTATGTCATCTATGGAACGGATGCCGACGTGATAGTCGTCCTCCATCGCATTCCTGCCGACAACAAGGCGCAGCTGGGCATCCTTGTGGGGATTAGCCTCACGCTCACTCATCTCCCTGCCCGGATTGAACCCTCTCACGAAGTCGCTCATAGCCATATCCGCGAAGTCCTCCGCGCTCATGCCCTTCAGCTTCGCGTTATTACCGGCAAACAAGTTGCGAGCCATAGTCCAATACTCACGAAGCAGGTCGCGCAACCTGCGGAACATATCCACCACGCGAGCCTTGTTCAGCACACCCCTGGTCTTGGCAACCTCAGCATGCTCCATCTCCTTCAGCCTCTCAGCACCCCTGCGACCGGCAAAGTGACTGAACACCTCATGCAGCAGCTCGTTCTCATCCTCTATCTCAGGATACAAGCCCTTCACGTACGCCAGCAAGTCCTCCTTCTCCCTGAGCTTCGCCTTCAGATGCTCCCATGCCTCAGGGTTAGCCTTCTCCAAAGCCTCGCTCCACAGGTGGTCATACTCATGCAAAGGCGTCTCGCGAGTAGCAATACGCGGGTCAATATATATCCGTCCGTCAACAGTAAAACCATAAGCCTCACCGTCAGCAGTGCGGAAAAACATCGGCTGACCCTCCATCACGCTCTGTTTCATCTCGGGCGTAACATCCACAGCGTGCATCCTCTGCGCCAAACCCTCAAGCTCAGGCATAACAACATCGCCAGTCTTCACACCCCATTTCTTGCCATACTTATCCATGAAGCGCGGCAACATCTGGTCATAGAAACCCTTCATGCCTTCACCGCCGATAAGCAAGCCGTCACCCTCTATAACCTTTGCAGGAATATCCCTATCAGCATCAAATATGCTGCCGTCCTTGCCGTCGCCCTCCATGATGCGACGCGCCAGGTCCTTACCAACAACATCCGAGAGCTCCTTGCCCTCAGTGTCGCCGCGACCCTCTATAACCCTACCTTCAGCGTTAACGCGTATCGTCATCACATCACCGCTCGTAAGCCTTATCTCAACCTTACGGCTCTCGCGACCTTCCGCATCCTTCGCTGCAGGATAGTTATAAGAGACAATCTTCTCTACGACATCGCCTATGTTATACCTCTCTGCCTGCTGAGCACCAGTAGTCCAAGCCACCTTGTCAAAACCCTCCTCAGCAGCAAGACGCAACATGCGCTTCATCGCCAACTCATGCCAGTTCTTTTCAAAAGGAGCATCAGGAACTTGTCTAACATAATGAGTACGTGCAGACTCAAGGCTGCCTATCGTTTGTACGATGCTGCTATCCTCCGCATTTAATCTTGCTAATTCCTCTTTAAGATTTGTCGGAAGATTCTTCGCGTATTCAATTCTTGCACTAATTCCGCGTATATTATCCGGCACTATTTCTCTTTTACGCTGCCTTACGACTTTCAGTCGTTCCCTCAACTCCTGTTCTTGTTTTTCCACCTCAGGCATATCGCCTTTGCGATACCCCTTCTCCCGTCCGTCCTGATGACGCTTGCTCTGTATCTCGTCAATGACAAGCACGCGGTTGCCATCAGCATCCGTAGTCTCGCCAAAGCGAACCCACACAACAGCCCTGCCGCCGTCGGCATCGCCGAAGTGTATCTCGTCATTCTCATTGTATGGCTCAACGGAGGGAACAGTAATAGCCACCTCGCGCTTGTTCTTTAAGCCCTCAGTCGTATAACCCAGGCGAGTCTCGTTAATGGCACGCTCGCTGCCGAGCAATGCTTCCGCAGCCTCGCCGTTGTCAATAACAAGCTCACCTCCAAAATCTCCGAAGGCAATATCAGCATCATCACCGAAACGCTCGCGCAACTGCTCCCAGGCATAGTCATAGCCGTCATTGCGCAGCCAGCCGTCATATTCATCTTTCAGCTCCTCAAAACCTTTCGGTTTCTCGGCATACGCCACTTCCTCCAGCTTCACCTCATTCTCGCGGATGAAGTTCAGCACCTCCTGCTTAGTCAGAGTCTTGGCATCAGAGCTCTCCAGCCATTCACTCAGCCCGAGCCACTTATCCTCAGCCGCTTTCAAGCCGCCCTGCTTCTGCAGCATAGCAAGCCACTGCGCAGGCGTAGCCTTCTCCTGTTTCAATCCCTCGACAGCCTTCTCGGCATTAGAGTAGAATACAGGCGATGCCTTATGCAGGCGAGGTTTCTCTTTTCTCTGCGGCAGGTCATGCTCAACGGGAAGGTATTCATACTCACCGCCAACGTCCTTCGTGTGCAGCTTGCAGTCAGCGTCTATAACACGAACATTCCCTTCTGCGTCGCGTACGATGTTGCTCTTCTGCAAGTCTGCCACAATTATCTTGCCATTGCTAAACGCAGTCTTATCCTTGTTGATTGCATGGAAACCAAGCCCTTTCATATACTCCACACGCTCCGCCTCCGTCAGCGGCGTACTCTTTGCAAAGTCAACAAAAGGCTGCTCCAGTATGCGCACGAAGCCATTGCCGAAATCACCATACCCCAATATGCGGTAGGCAGAGTTCGGAAACAAATAGTTAAATAGGGGAATGTTGTCTATATCTGGGCGGAAACGCTTACTCTGAGGCTTACCCTTAGAGAGCTTTATAACATGCTTTCCATCCTTAGAAAGATAAACGTCGCTGTCTGTGCCGTGGCCTATAGGCTCCTTACTATCGGTAAACTCCGACAAGTCAGTATGCCAGTGGCCGGTAGCCTTAGCCCATTGCTCTAAGAGCTCTTTCTTCTTTTCCTCAATCGCTCTTCTTCCCTCCGCACGAGTTCGTTCATGCGGTCGGACTGCGCTTTCGCATATTCGTGAGAAAAGCGCATCGACAGCACCCGTTCGTTCTCGCGCATACATCTTTCGTTCCACTCTCTGTGGAAGTCGTTCAGATAATCGTCGTCCGTATGGGTTGAGAGGTGTGACATCGTTTATATAATCGTTTATCGCTTGCAAAGTTACATCATCGAAGTTGCCCTGCAAAACATTTTCATATATTTTCTGAGCCGTCTCGCGCCTGCGCTCCTCACGCTCCATGCGTTCACGGCGAACATCCTTCACGTCCCTGCCGCTCACAAATGCCGTAGCCTCGTCGATATTGCGGTTCACGCTTTCACGCTCACGCCTGCGGGCAGAGTCCTTCTCAAGCGTAGCCTCCCCATTCACCTCGTCCAGCATCCGCTGCCCCGTTTCCGCGTCGGCATACGTCTCCACGCCCATGGCGTTCAGGTGCTCAGCCATAGCCTCCACGAAAACACCCTCGTTCTCCGTAGGCACGAAACTTCCATCGCCCACCTTCTGCTCACGAACCTCACCGACGGCAGGGCTACTATCGGTACTATTGTCATTTTCTTCATTTTTCCCTTGCGTGTTTGAAGAAACTTCACTACCTTTGCCTGCGGAAATGTCAGTAGCCGACCCAGCGAGGCTTTTATTGGTAGCGACAGGGCTCTCACTATCAGCTGACGTTTCATCATAAGCCGTAAGAACCCAATTCTTATCGGCTATTTTTTTGCCCTTCTCGCGCCAGTTCTTGCGGATAGTGACTTCTTTCGAGCCGACCTTGAAAACTATCTTATCACCACTTTCATAGTCCTTCTTACCATCGTTGATGATATTCGTAATCTCGGTAATAGCCTCATCCTCGTTAGAAAAACTCTTGCCTTGACCTACATGTTTCTGCAGGATATGTGCCAAACCTCCTGTCTCATCGCCCCATATCAAATCAATATCGCCTATTCCTTTGCGGTGGAATACACCGAGAAGGTCGCTGTCATGATGCCTCTTCAGGAACTCAAATGCCTCTTTTACCTTACCCTTGAACTGGTCGTAGATATTGCCGAACACACCCTTGCCGATAGGCTGAGGTCCGGTAGTTTCTACTGGCGCAGGTTCGGCACTTGGCTCTGTCGCTTCGCCCTCCTTAACCGTCGCTTTAGTCTCACGCTCAACAATCTGCTTGTACTCTGCCAAAGAAACCTTATTGCCAATTGCACTATTCGACATAACCCACTCTTTTGTCTTTGCATCTATCTCTTTAGGGGTCAAATCCTCGTATGTGGTATATTTGAATGGATTATAACTCAAAGCACTTACAGGCAAGTCTTTGTCATATTTGCGAGAAACTGTAAGATTATATCTGCCTTTCTTCTTTGAAGGCTCTATTCTGAACTCCAACCAATGAAGCGGATAAGCATCTCCAGTCGATAAGTAATTTTTGTCCAACTCTTCTTTCGTGTAGTTTGACAAAGTGCCGCCTGCTTCCTGTATCTTCTTAAATGTAAAACGTGATGCTTCATCCTCCAAAGCCTGCTTGCGTCGCTCTTTCTGTAATTTTCTTACGGCATCATCTATTCTTTCCCTAATGGAGACAGGTAATAACGCCACTTCATTCTCCACTTCTTCGTAAGCTGTACTATCAATGTCAAAATTTTCTATTATTTCTTGCGCATTTTCTCCACCGTTTTCTTTGCTGTCTGCGGAAGATGCACTACCTTTGCCTGCAGAAGTCTGAGGAGAATTTCCTGCTGGCGTGGTTACACCCTTTGCTTGGCCACTATCAACTCCACTGGTATCGGTGTTAGTATCAGGCTCTAATGCGGGTCGGGTAAAGACTTCCGGCTTACGGCGCGAGTATTTCTTTTTGAAAATGCCCGCGCTGTTTACGTTCCAATAACTACCGTCTCTTGACAACTGAATAAACAGTGTATTGTTGTGTTCATCGGAAATCTCTAATAAGTATGTCTGATTGTCAGCAATGATGCTGCCCTCACGAATAGTATCATAATTGCGTGCCACGGTCTCAACAAACTCCTCTACTGATGAAAACCCTGCGGCACGTATTTGGTCGCCGTGTCCTGCTTCGATATGAAGCCAACCATAACCATGATTTTCACCATTCTCATCAACGGTATTTTCGCCGAGACTCAATTTGATGGGTGCAGCGGTCAGTCCGCTTTCCACACCAACCTCTCCGAATGTTGTAGTTCCACTTGAAGAAATGACGAAAGGTTTGTCAAATTCATCGACTTCCTCACTTAATGGCGCAGTTACTTCGGTCTGCGCCAAATTACTTTCCCGTTCAACTGGTGCTTCGCTTCGTTCACTTCTTCCTGTGTCCTCGCTTCCGCTATTGCTTTCGCCAGCAGTGCCATCTTGTTGAACGCTCTCGCTTCCTCCGCCTTGTTCTGCTGCGGCCTTGCGCTGCGCCCTGGCTGCGTCAAGCTCGCTTTGTAGTCTTTCTGTGTCATAGTTCAGTATCTCTAAAACATCGTTGATAATATCCTCCTTGTTCTTCACACCGCCGCCGAAAAGCTCCATCTGACCCGAAGCACTGTCCTCGGCAGCCCTGTTATACAGAGCAAGCACCTTCTTCAGCTGGCTCTGCCTGTTGTCGTTAAGGGTGTCGGCAAGCATCATGACAGTAGCATTCTTATAGTCTGCCACAGTCTCTTCGCCGAACAGCTCACCCTGACGGGCAAACTCGCTCACGGGGTCGCCCGCTTTTGTACCTGCCTTTCGTGCCCTGTAGGCAAGGTCTATGGCATCGGCAATCTCCTGTTCCAGGCTGTACTCGCCGCCCAGACCCACATTGTTGCTTATCTCTGCAAGCGCACTTATGACGCTCTGTCTGAGCGAAGGTACCTCCGTCAGCTGACGCACGGCATCGGGATTGCTCTCAAAGGCTTTTCCTATAAGCATGTTCTCAAGCATCTGCCTTCCTGCCTCGCTCACCTTCTCGCCGTCAAACATTTCAGCATACTGCATCTGGTTTATCACACCAGCCTTCTGCAGCTCCGCTATGGCATTGCCTGCTGCAGTGGCATCGTTGTAGAAGTCGCCTATCGTATCGTAGGCGTTCATGGCACGTATGATGCGGTTGAAGGTTCCGTCGTCAACAGTCTTGCCGAGCTTCACTGCCTGCTCCGTCTTGCTCTGCGACTTCATGCTCTGGGCATTGAACTTCGCAAACGTCTCCGCCGTATATGGCATATCTGCGTCAGGCACAAACACCACGCGCGGATGCTCCATGCCCTCCACCTGTTCGGGAGTGAAGCCAAACTGCTGCGGATGTTTCTTCAGGTGTTCTACATACGCCGCATCAGTGCCGTTTCGGGCAGCGAGTTCGCCGGCCATCGTCCTGCCATTGCCACTAAGCACTACGCCTTCACGGCTCACCACAGGAACGTCCTGCACGGCACGTCCGTCATACTGTGCCGCCATCTGTCGCGTCACGTCCTGCGCGTTCTGGTCGCGCTCATAGTCGCGGTCGTTGACGCTCTGCCCGTTCTCGTCAAACGGGAAGCCGTCGCTCTTGCTGAAACCATTTGCTGCGTCATGGCTCGGTGTGGCAGCACCGCTCTCCACGAGGACATACCTGCCTGCAACTTTCTCGCCGTTGGCAAGGATAATCTCATTCTCCGCACCTTCAATCTTGGGAGCGGCATCCCACTTCCCGCGCACAGCCTCGCCTGCGGCGTTGATACCGCGTGCCTTGCGCTCCGCAGCCTTTGCAGCCTCTTCTTCCAGATACGCCTGTTCGTCTGCATCCATGACCGCCTGATGCTCAGCATCGCGTTTTCTCTGCTCCTCGCGGCGTGCCACCTCTGCCTTGTCCTGCTCAGCCTTTACGCCATTCCAGAACGAAAGCGACTGCTGCGCCTGTTCCTTCCGCGCCTGCAGCTCGGCAATCTTCTTCCTCAGCCCAGCGAAGTCAGTACCGGGATTCTCCTCCAACTTGCGCAACTTTTTGTCAGCATCGTCGATGTCCTTCTGTGCCTTCTCAGCATTAGCTTTGGCAAAGTTACGCGCCATAGTCCCCGACATCCCGCTCTCCTCGCTGAGGAACTTATGAGTCCTCTCCGCGCCTGCAGCCACAAAGTCGGGACTTCCGTCCTCGCGCACTGGCATAGGCTCCGCAGCACCCTCCGGCAACGGAGTCTCCGTAGTCTCCTCCACAGGCTGCACCTGCTGCCCAGCCTGAGTATTTCCTGCTACGCTTTCAGGAGTATCCACCTCAGCCTCCTGCAAAGCAGACTGCTCAGTATCAGGCTGTCCTGCGAGCCTCTGCTGCACCTGCTCCCTGCGGTAGTCATCCACAAGCGACTGCAGCACACCCTCGGCAAACGTAGCCTCCTCGCCCGTTGCCACATCGCGCACCACAACATCATTGTCTTTGTCCCTGCCGACAACCTCCAGACGCATAACATCCTCGCCAGACTTAACAGCATAAACATCACCCTTAGCAAATGCCAGGGGAGCACCCACCTTATCCACACCAGGCATCTGCCCACCATTGCCCTCTGCCTCAGCAGAAGTCCCAGGAGTGTTCTGCTTGACGTTGGGCGCGTCCAGTGTAGCTCCCTCCACAGCCTCAGCAGAAGCGTTCAGCTCCTCCGCCGAAGGAATTTTCTCCACCTCGCCAACCCCGCTTATATCTTTCACATTAACAGTACGCCGCTGACCGTCATTGTCGGCAACGATAATCATCTCGTCGCTCCTCTCAAAATCTATGCTACCATCTTCACGCACCTCAATGTGCCCATCTACCACATAAACATCTTTATCTTTATAGGTATGAGTTTCATTATCAACGACCTTCACCTTAGCCGGATGCAGCATGCCATCTCTCCCCGCACGTTGCATCATACCCTCACGCAGCTGAGTACCCTGACGACCAATCCGCTCCAGATGGCGGTTCCATACTTCCATAAAAGCGTCCTGCAGATTTCTTACATAAGCGTCAAGAGCAGACTCCTCGGTTTCAGTCCTTTCGCCTGCCTTTTTCTTCAATCCACTCTCCAATGCATCACCATATTCGCTATCTGTCTGGCGCTTAGCAATATCCGCCACATACCTTCCAGCACTATCTGACAAATTATTGAAACGCTGTGCATCACCTGCGAAATCAGCATCATTCGAGCCGAGTTCATCTGCTACTCGTATAATACCCTCGATAGTATTTTGACGGGCATTATCCCTTACCTGTAAAAAATAAGTATCAGCATCTTTTTGATTCTTGAAATCTTTAATGCCAATTACGTCTCCTTTATAGTTTGTGGTAACAATTTGGGCTGTGCCATCATCATTCCTCGTTATTGTAGCGCCATAAACAGGCTCCGGACGATACACTTTGCCCTCTGCCAGGTAAGCAAGTTTACGCTTTGTCTCGCTACTAATGTCGCCGCGCTGCATTATATCCAGGTATGCGTCTGCATTTACACGTTCTTGATTGGCATCTGTTTTCTTCATGTAGATGCGCTTACCTTCGCGCACCTGTTTCTTCACTCCTGCCTTGTCACTGAAGGGCACCAACTTGCCGAGGTCTCGCGGCACCTGGAAAATACTCCCCAAATCATAACCTGCTTCTTTAAGCTCTTCAATGTTGTGTTTATCCAATTTGACATCGTAGTCAGAACTCTTTTTATAGCGGGCAAGCAGGGTGCCTGGGCGCATCACACCTCCTGCGGCTTTCATTCCTACCACCATACCAGCAGCTTCACCATATTGCTCGCCCCAGTTTACGTCTGTGATATATATTCCATCTTCAATAGCTTTCTCAATACCGCTACTTGCAGCAAAAAGGTTTATCTCTGCACCAACACCAGCTACATCACCAAGAACCTTTCCGACTGTACTGCTGTTGCGAGTAGCGGCAGAAAGACTGCCGCCTACACTACTGAGAATACCTCCTAAAGCAACACCATGCAGACCTCTTCCTGCCAGGCGACCAAGGTCAAAATCACCCTCGCCAAGCTGCCGCACAGCCTCACTCTGCACGTCGTATGTCCCGAAGTTAGCAGCACCACTTACCATACGTTGAACGATACCCGTAACTGGAGATTGGGTCGAGACAAAACGTGCTGCCGCAGCCTCTGCGGCTTTTGTGGCAGCCTCTTTACTCATGCCTGCAGCCATTGCGCGTTTCGTCGCCTCTTTCGTAACTCCACGAAGTACTTGTTTGCCAGCAAGGTTACCAACGGCATTTGGCAAAGCAAAACCACCACTCACCATGTCCACGGCAAAAGGAGCAGCCCCCGCAACGGCATTCCATCCCCAGCTCTGTTGGTCGCCATATTCGGATAAAGCCTCCGCGCGTATCTGCTGACGCAATCCGCTACTATTCGCCGCACGGCGTACAAGAGACTCCGTCAACGATGCTACAAAGTTTTCCGTTAATGCCTTGCTGAGTATCCATTCAAGTTTACTCTTTGGTGCATTTGCCGCCTTATATTCGGCATACAACCGGCTTTGTATTTTTTTTGCAACTTCCTCAGCATCGCGAGAAAAACGTTTGTTTATCCATTGCCGCTCGTCATCGGTCAAGGGGCGCTCTCCACCCTTCCCACTGGATTCTCCTTTACCAACTCTAAGGCCTGCACGGTTGTAAATATAATCCGCATAATCGTCGCTACCACTCACTTTGGCAAGAGTAGCGTCCATTACTTTTTGAGGGTCGTTATATCTCTCGGCATTATAGGCTCTCATTATTGATGCCCCATAGACTGGAGCACCAACAATACCCAAATTGGCATCCTTCTCAGCTGTAGATGCTTTGATTCTCTCGGCTTTATATATAGGTGCAACAGTGTTTTTATATAGCTCATCAAAAAATTTCGCGTCATATTGCCCTCTTTGCTTTGCACGTGCGATATGGGCTTTCGTCACGGAGTCGTAAGACTTTTGTCCATCGAGAATGCCTCTACCACTAATCCATGCATTCGCCATAGCCTTTTCAGCCTTTTCTAAATTGACATCTGCCTCTTCAGGGGTGCGAGCAGCAGGCACCTCGAACGATGACGTCCAAGGCTCTTTAACTTCTAAAATGCCAGCGCCTGGCTTTTCCCAATGTTCTTTATCCAGAAAAACTCCGCCGCCAACTTGATGTTGTGGGGACGTGGAATCCATATTATTACCCGCCCCTCTCGCCGCAGCAAGCTTTTGACGCACCCCTTCAAGATAGCCTCTCATTCCGCCGCCATCCTCAGTGCGTGGGGTAGATGCAGTCTGTACTGTAGCTGTCGGCTGCAGAGTACCTTGCTTCGCGGCTCGTGCTTGCGCCGTTGCATCCTTCACCTGTTTCTTTGCCTTAGCTGCAGTTACGGCGACGTTATCCACTGGTTCCACAATTTCTCGGACCTTAGCATTGGCATTATCCAATAAACTGCGCAGAAAACCCTTCCCGCCTTGCGGTTTCCGCCTTGCAGTATAGCCCCACCATTGTTTAAACTCTTCATAAGATTTTCCCACATCAGCGCCGCCTTCTTTTAAGGTGCGCCATATTTCTTTTCGCCTGTTGTAGCCGGTCGTCGGCTGACCTTTGGGGAAACAATAGTCATAAAACTCTTGTGGCGTGCCTACGTCTGCACCACCGCCTTTTAGCGTGTCGTATAGTTCGCGCGTCTTGTTATCTATCGGCATGACTTTTTTATTTCTTTTTTATACTAAAACCACTGAATTTTCCACTTCTACCACCAGAGCCTCTACTGTCGCTGCGGGATTGTTTCTGATTCTCGTTGCCATTCTTACTGCCGGACTTGTTTGCCCTGATGACAGCAGCATTGCCTTGTTTTTGGTTTTTCTCCACTTGTGAAGCCTGAACGGCTGGCTTTCCCTTTTCGGTCACAGTCTTGGCTTGAGTATATTTCGCGCGTTCCTGAAGCTCGGACACCTTGGCGGCTGCCTCAGCCTCCCAGTAAGGACGCCCAGCTTCCAGCTTTTCAACCATAGTGTTCCAATATGCATGACGCGCCTTGTCCGTACTTTGCAAAGCCTCCAATCGTCTTATCCTCGCATTTGTCAAGGCTTTGTCGTTCTCGCTTTTTTTATCTCTGGCATCAATCTGACTCTTCAAGTTGTTCATCTTCGCCTCGTTGAGGGCCTTGTAATACTCGTTCATGTTGGCCCTGCCAAGTATCGCGTACGCATTCCAATACTCACGCTCTCGCGCCTTGCGTTCTTGACGTAGCCTTTCCATACGAGCATCGTAGGCTGCAGTCATGCCTCTGTTGTGGTCATATACACTCGGAGCTCCAGCACGGGCAGTGAAAAGGTTTGATATAGCACTGATGCCATCACCAAGTGCTGCGAAGAGCCTGCCGCGAGCCTCGCGGCGCTCACGCTTCCTACGCTGCTCTTCTGTCTCGGGCTTATTCATCTCAAGAAAAGCCAGAGTTGCACGACGACGCTCCTTGGCCTTGCCAGCGTCCCTCTCTCGGATAGCCTCAGAAGCCATAGTATCCACAGCCTCATGCTGCAAACCAGGGTTGTGACGCTCAGGTTCAGGCAAACTCACCTTACTCAAATCTTCTCGACCGAGTTCCTGATGTCCTGCCTTTTCGGCTATCTGTCTAAAATTCTTATCACTATTTACTTGAGGCGCAGGGTTATACTCCTCACCCTCCATCTCCGGGGAGATAGAAGGAGGATAGACATTGTTGGGAGACTTTTTCTGCTGCTCTTTTTCTATGGCAGCAATTTCTTTTTCAGTGAAAGTCTGCCCTGGAAGAACTTTATCCTTTGACATAGCTTATTCTTTTAGTCCCACTCACCTTTACGACGCGCTACCAGTTCGTCAATCGCTCCTCCAGCGCCGATAGCTGCCTGACCTACACCCTGCGCTGCCTGCGCTATATTCTGCGCTTCTCCCCTGAGGGCCGCGTTCTCCTGCTCCATCAGACTGTCCTTCTTGCTCATGTATTGGTTTTCAATCGCAGCCTTGCGTGCCTCAGCTGCCGTATTGATACTGGTCACGGCATCAGCCATGGCGCTTGCGTTGGCTGCCTTTGTGTTGGCAATGCTCTCTTCCGTGCCACCCATGACGGCTGCTGTGCCTGCCGACTTCGCAGTCTCTCTGTTCATCCGCTCCTGCGTCTGACGCAGCAATGCCTGAGCGTCGCTGCGCTGAGTGGCGTCCTCATTATATCGCTGGTCATACCACCTCTGATTTTCTGCCTTCGCAGCTGCAATGTTCCTTCTCACTTGACGTAATTTCCTTGCCGCGCCCAGACCACCGAAGATACTGCCCAGAGCTCCAATGCCGGCACCTACAATACTTCCTAACATATTCTTTTGAATTTTTATGATTTCCTCGCAAAAATACCTGCTTATCTTTGCCGCATAACTATATATTTTCACAACTATGCCAAGAAAAAAAACAGGCGGAAGAAAGGCTGGCACGCCCAACAAAGACAATGCTCCAGTCAAAGCCGCACTCACTGAGCTTTTCAATAATAATTTCCACAAAGTGCAAGCTGACCTTGATGCACTCGAACCCAAAGACCGACTCGCGGTCATCATCAAACTGGCGGAGTTTGTCATCCCCAAACCGCAGCGCCTCGATGTGGAACTCAACGCAACGGTCTCCGACACCGTCACATCCAAACTCTCACAGCTCGCAGAAGATAACGAAATGTAAATCTCTACTTTTTCTACTTTAGAAAAACCAACATTCAAGCCCCGCTTATCTCTCACAGACGAGCGGGGCTTCTTCTATTAACTATGAAACAACATCAAAAGCTATCTTGGTTTGTTTATGTATCGCGGTGTAAACCTCACCGTACATCCCGTGAGGCTCTCCGTGGGAGAGAAGTTGCACCTCAACTCTATCTTGAAGTATTTGTATGGAGTGCCGCTGAAACCGCGCAGGTAGTGGTCCCTGCTGCTCCATATCTTATACCAAGTGAAAAGGTCGCGGCTCCCATATAATGTGCAGCCTTCAATACTGCCATTCCTAAAGTAACCACGTTGTATAATCGTATCTATTGTCTTTAGCACATCACCATTGTCAAGTTTCAAAGGGCGCGTCATAAGCAATCCTTTGATGCCTGCCAATGAGTTGTCTAATGAGTTGTCTATAGCATCTGGCGAAATATCTACAACCTTCCCTTCCTGCACCGCGTAGGCATCAGGATAGGAGTTGAGGCTATAGAGTAGCCCGGACTGCATCAAGCCCCATTTGCGAGACTTTAGAGAATAGACATAAGCATAAGGATACAAAGCTTCTCCGTCTTGGATGTTTGGATTATATACTATGACCCTTTGATTGGTGTAGTCATATATCATCCTACACTCTTGCAAAAACTCACGGAAAGGGGCAATCTCTATGTCTTCTCCGCCTATCTTACTCAAAGGAAGAACCTTCTTTTCTAAGTTTTTTATCTCATCGCTGATACATACTGTTGACGAACCACCCAGCTGCATGATGCCTCGCTCCGTGGCAAAGAGTACACTGGTGTCAAGGCTCGTAATACTACGCCCGTCGCCGAGAACAACATCACGAGTGATAGGTTGGCGTGCCGAAAAACTGCCAGTCGTAGAGGTCTCTAAAGACCATACGCCTTCCGTAGTAAAAGCATACAAGGGAAATTGTCCAAACTGCCCCTGCGAGAGTGCTCTCACTGCAGCAGCCAGACCGAGAATGATGCCATTGCCAACAGTTGTGACATTCTTTGGAGAAAACAAGAAAGGATTGTTTACCTCCGAGGTGTAGAGTTTGTTGCCGATATTCTCAAGCAGGTCTTTCCCCTGCGAGTAACGTGTGTTCTCTTTAATATATTCCCTGCCGCTTTGAATGTTCCCTGAAGCCCTTTTTATCTTATTCTTTTCCGATAAGGCAGTCCTGAAATTGTCAAACCAAACAGCTCCGTTCAGCCCACTGTGTTCTTGAAGCTCAACCTCGTAGAATGTCGCTGTTTTGCTCGTACTTATATCGTACTTATCTTCGCCTTTATACGTTTTATACACCTTCCTGCACTCAAAGACCACCTTATATGCCGCTGGGTCAGGATAGAAGAAATAGGGTAGTGGCGAGCGGTCATTCATGTAGCCTGCATAACTCCTCACGATAATGTTCTTGTCGCGGCGTATGTGAACATAGAAACGCACAAACATCAGGTTCTTACCAGGAGTCTCTCCTTCCATCACGGCATTGTTGGACTCATCAGTCACCACAACTCCGTCTTCAACTTTCTCTTTGGCTATGATACCATCGGTGTAGCAGAAGAAATTGTTGAAGTAACAATCAGTGTAAGCCTTGCGTTGCACACCCGCCTTGTTCAGACGGGCATTGTATGTGTGGAGCAGTCCTGGTATCTCTTCACAGTGGCTGAAATAGTCATCAGTCATAATCTCACGCTCAGTCAGCGACTGCATATATCCCTCCTTCACCGTCAAGTCCTGATATTCAAAAAGCTCTACTTTTTCAAGCTCTCTAAGTGTCAGGCTCTTCCAGAGGTAAAAGTTCGCACAGTTCTTTACCTTGTCGGATATGTCATCTGCAGAAAAAGACGGCAGCTTGATATAATCGGGGTTTTCCGATGTGGAGACTGCTTTAACATTGTCATAGCTGTCATAAGTATAAACCGTCTCATGATAAAAACCACGGCTCCTGACGTCCGATGTAATGTGAGAATCAGACTGGAGGCTATGATTTCCGACAGAATCTCTGAGCTTTGTATATTTATGCAGACTATTATCCAAGGATTGTGTCAAGGAATATGTCTCACCCAAAAGAGTCTGCAATGAACTTTTTTCAAACTTTTTCCCTGCTTGGTCGTAGGTGTATATTGGGGCTGAAACGAATACATCGACACTTTTGATAATGTCCTGCCAGCGAAGCAATTTTGTTATACTACCCCCCAGCATATACTGGATGTGGTGTGTCAGTAGGTGTACTATCACACCAGTAATCCTTGCATCTCCTTCTCCTTTAGAATCATCGAAATAATTGTCAATACTCACCAACGGAAAAGGTAGGTTCTGAGTGCCTACGTTTGCTGGCATCAGGATGGGAGCTGAGTGCATAGTGAGGCTGCCATCATACAGCCGATACGCAAAGCGGATAAAGAAAGGATATTGAAATCTGTTCTCTTTCGTGGCATATCGGACACTGGCCTTGTTCGCCGCTGCCTTCACTGCATCTTTCAACTTATTGATATCATCTATGCCGAGGTTATCAAAGTCATAGGTGTCGCCTGTCAAGGTCAAACTCTCACCTTCTTCAACTAAATATTTTCTGGGAATCCATACCTTGGGAAAATCTGCTCTCGTGGCATCTTCGCTACCAGCTGGCGCCCATTTACCATAGCCATAGTTGTTGTAGTGTTCTTTAAGAGCAAAACGTATATCTATCTCAGGTAAGTGGGTGCCGAGGTAACTATATCGGTTTATATTCTTGTCCTTAGCAACTTCAAAAAGAAGATAGTGCATGCCACCTTCCGTGAGAATTATGACGATGTTGCCAACTATTTCAAAGCCCTTGATGTCTTCAAATGAGGCTACCTTGCCGTTCTCATCTTTGAGATAGTATAGTGTCCCGTCCCCCCAATTTGTTTTATCCGTGCCCTCGGAACCTTTGGGGTCTATTTCTTCTTCTCCATCACTTTCATCGTCCATACCCGCGTCTTTATCTTCCGGGTCAATATAAGGGTCTATGGGTTTTATAACTTCAGGTTCTGACGGACTGTCAATGCCGCCTATGTCGGGGATGCCATTGCTGCCAAAACCGCTCTCATCGTCTTCTATGATACTATTCACGTCAAGTTTTGGCTTAACCGGTTCTATCGTCGTGGCACCTCCACCCAGAGATGGTGCATTACTTACAGTTTCGGCGAGAAGTGCTGATATATCTTCAAGATGAAGATTTTGGGTAGGTTCACCAAGCGTATATAGTACATACCATTTGGCTTTATTTTCCTCATCCTCATCCTCATCCTGCAAAGCAAAAATATAGTTGCTATGCACACCCACCTTATGGATGCACACTACCTTGTCCAGCGTTGCAGTTTGCTCTTCCTCGCCCTTCTTCCAAGTAAAATTCAATGAGAATTTTTCTTGAGCAGGCAAGATAGGCTTTATCACGCCGTCTTCGTTGAGCAGGTTTACTGCCGCCTCCAGGTCGCCGTCGGGACACTCATAGTCACTTGGCTGTGACGTAAAACCATTATAACGTAAATCCTTAATCATAAGGGCAAAGGTGCAGAGTATTCTCCACCCTTGCCCTTTATCTTTTCAATTAAACCATCTTATTTCCGGATAGCCCTTGAAGCCTTTTTCCCAGATAAACCACGCATACGCCGTTGCGCTGCTCCCGATGCTGTCAAAGTCGCCGTTCATGGCACACTTCAATCTCGCACGGCTTACCCATACCCGAACAGGTGGGTTGCGCCTGAACAACTCGGCACGTCCCTGACCTTCAAGGAACGTCAGCTTCAGGAACATGGCTACCTTGCGACCGGGCTGTATCATCTTTAGTGCTTGCTCTACAAACTCTTGCGCTGCCGCATAGGGTGGGTTGGTGATGATGTCGCCCTCCCATTGTTCGTCGTTGAAAAAAAGGAAATCGGCAACCTCGCCGTAGCCTCTATCCACAAGGTCACGGCTGACAACCTCGTAGCCGTGGGCAATCAGTTGTCGGCTGATATGCCCTTCGCCACATGACGGCTCCAGTATCGGGCTTTTGAACTGCTCAATCTCGCAGAGCCAGTCCGTTGCCGCTGGTTCGGTTGCGTAGTAGTCAGCGTCGCCTCGGTCATGGTCGCAGTGGTTGCTTGCGCCTATCGTCTTGAATGTCGAAGCACTGCCGCCTTTCCAGTCTTTCATAATTCCTTGGTTGTGAAATTATCTTCACAAGCACCGACGTATGGGCTTGCTTTCTTGTTTCCGTTTTCGAGGTTACAAATGCACTCGCCCATTACGTTATAGCCGAAGTGCT